AACCTATACAATCTATGAAGGAAGGAGGTGAAAGTGGGGGTGGAGTTCACGACAACGCTGTGTCTGGGGGTGAATCAAACGATATAATCAATGGATTAAAAACAGTCGGGGGGCTTATTGTTAAAAAGTTGGGGGGATTGTAATATTAACTTTAATGGGGCTATATAACCTAACCACCCCCTCCTTTAACATCAATAAATGTATTTACTGTCTTCATTGTCGTGGCATTGATGAATCAGTAAAATATCTATATAGTTTATGCGCCTTGTCTTTAGGATACCATAATTTTGTATCATAATAACGTGTTGTTATTATGTTATTAATAAACAAACCTAAAAATACACCCCCGGCAATTATTCGATAAGGAGCAGGTACGGTTTTGTTTCGCACAAGTAAATATAATACCGTAAAAAACATCATTCCCCCCGATAAATAAAGTGGAATTGCTTGGTTATCTTTAAAAACAGCGTATAGACATGGGTGAAAATTAGTTTGGTATTTATGATGGTCAACTCCGTAAAACAGCAATTCGTGGTAAGACAAAATACAACAATCAAAGAATACCCACGAATACGACAATATAATAGCCAATATAACGTATATTATAGCATTCGTTCCCCTTTCTTTGAAGATTAATATAAATATCGCAAAATATAGCAAAAATAAATAATGTAAATAACGAGTAATAAATAATCCTATTTTACTAGACGGGGGTAGTTTTCCAATATTATTTAATTTATGTCTCCTTTTTTTATGATTTTCAAAAAAAAAGGACAGTATGGTTAATACAGCGGTTATTAATAGCAAAACTATATACGGATTTTTTAACAACATATATACAATTTTCAAATATTTTATTTATCTTGATCTTCATTCTCAACAACCACCGGTTTATCTTTGGTTTCGACGTTGTTTCCCCAATTTCTCATAATTTGTATTCGGTCTTTTAAAACCATATACATTTGTAATATTATGACTGTCGCACCGAAGAGAAAACCGTAGTATGGCGTTTTGAATCTGTGTATGACCAATACAAACCCCACCGTCATTACAATTATTTGAAAGAAAATAATATAGTCTGTTGAATCACCGACAAAAACACGAAGGTGGGGGTGTAGTAGACCTGTCTCTCCTAAAGTACTTTTTTGATTGTAGAAATACATCTCCCAATTTGAAAGAATACAGTCATTCGCGAAAAGCCAGTGTAAAATTAAGAGAACATAGAGACATAAGTAGTATATATCGTATTTCTCGTTAAAGATGAAATAATATAATGTAAAAAATAGGGATGTTATATAATGTACAAAACGCACGAAAAGAATAGAAACAGTCGGACAAAGAGTTTCTTCTCCACAATACTTTTTATGAAAAGGTGCCTTCATTTCAACTATTTTTGAAATGAAAGATAGAATAAGAGAAATGACAACTATCAAAGAAACTGAATAAAAAAGGGAAACTTTTCTGTTTTTTATACTTGTTATATAATCCAATATTAACAACATTCTATATACTACGTCTTGATTTTGTTTTTTATTGGCTTTTTTACATTTTGGTTTTGATTTATTACTATAGTTAACTTTAAAATAATTTTAATGCTATACACATACTCGATAGTAATCGTATTTTAACGCGGAAATACTTTCCCTTTCGAAACGGCAAATATCGCCTGGTCGTAAAAACACGGCCTGTGCCTGTGCGTCAAATCGGCTAATTTCGGGTATTTTTCCCAGGCTGTTTATATTATACTTTGTCATAAATGCTTCTTTTTCCGATGCCGTTAAAATATAAATAGGTGGAACAAGTCGGTGTTCTAATATATTAAATTGAAGACGTCGAATATTAAAGATAATCACAAATATATTCTCTTTTTCATATAAATACTCAACCCTTGCCATTATAGACTCATTCGGTTCGTTTTCAACAATCACTACAAGCGTGTCTTTCTTAGAAAGTGTAGATTCTAAACCGTCTTGTTTAGTACTAGTAGAGTCGCCGACCTTTTCTCCCGTTATTGAAATAAATAAGTCTTCAACAATGTCGTCTAACGTTGGGCTACGTAGTTGTTTAGACTCCAAGTAATATTTTATATATACTTTACATGAAGTAGCTTTATTTGTTACAAACATGTCTAATTGTCCGGTTGCGGTCATTGCGTCGATTTCATTAATATTAAAGTTATCATAGTCTTCGGTATCATAACCTTGTTTGTTTAATAACTGTATAATAGTTTTTCGCGACTTGTAAATACTAATAATTTTATTGGTTGATGCCATTTTAAACAATATAATATATTAAATACGTTTATATATTTAATCAATTTTCCAGGAAACCTACGGTTTCCCCGGACGCCCCTTCCCTTTCCAAGCGTATCTTGGGTATTTCTTTTTACACCATTTTGGGTATTTCTTTTTACACAATATTGGGTAATCATCGGTAAGCCACGTTGGGTAAAAATAGCTTTGCTAATAAACACATTAAAACACAATTAGACAATCATGTTATTTCATTTAGACATACAAATAATTATATTATATATATGAGTATTACTGTTTCATATAATGAACCAATCGATAATGAAAATACAGGCTCTATTGAAATAGTTGATTCTTCTAAAAAACCCCCAATAAATGTTAAAGTTAAAACTGAAGATTTTTATAAAATTAAGGATCCTGAAATTTATAGTAATAAAAAAGAAACAGAAAAAAATGATAATGATGATGATTTTACCATGTTTCAAAAAATAATGAGATATTTAGATATGGTTAAAGATGCGCAAGTACAACCATCTATACCTACTAGATTCAATTTTAGTTCCATACTTTATCCTAAAAATAAATTTAATAGTAATATTACAGGTTTACTTGATGTGTGGAAACCCTCGTTTATTGATAAATTTGAACATATGATGCAAAAGTATCCTTGGACAAAAAAAACAAAAACAAGCACATTAAGTCCTATGTTAAGTAGCCGTACTATTTTCAAAGAGACTGGGTTAGATCCCGCCGAGTTTATAACCCCCCCCGATAAAAAAGTTGTGTATGTAGGTAATATTGCGAATGAAGTTATAGACACAGGTAAACGTGCTGAGATTAAACCACCTGACATTAGAATTCCTGACCAAGGAAGTATAGAACTTATATTAAATGAAAATTTTTTAAGTTTATTTGGATTTGAAGGTTGTTCTCTTACTTCCAAAAAACCCCGATCTGATTACGAATTTGAAATTAAAATTGAATCGCAACTGGACAAAACTAACACCCTCATTACTATTGATGATAACAATAAAACAAAATGGGCTTTAGGAAATAAAGAAAAAAATAAAAAAATAATAAAAAAATTAGAAGAAATAGAAGAAAAAGAAAAAAAAACTGGTTTAAAAGACGAAATAACTCGTCTAAAAGACGAAATAACAGCTCTTTTTTTAACCAAAGAATTGGGAGACGTTTTACAAGTATTGATTATGTTTATTTGGACAAAATTAAATAAGTTAGACCCATATTCAATGGTTACCTGTGATAAAGTCGTGCTTCTTTTATGTATGGTACTTCAGTTAAATTGTATATTAACCAGCGGTGAAAAGAATAAAAATAATGATGGCGTAAAACTAAGATGTATAGAAGTGTTTGAACCAAGTGGAAACAGTAAAGAAAAAGCAACAGAACGATTCAACGAAACAAAAAGTTCAATTCTGGTAGAAAACGAGAAGTTTATTGAAAACTTAATAAAAATGAAAAAAGAAAAACCCGATATTTACGTTTCTTCTCAACCACTTGAAATACCAGATAAAATATACGACAAGTTTATATTTGAACTCAAAAAAATAAATGAAGTATTGAATGGTACGAAAATACCACAAACTGTAAAAGAAGAAGTATCGGAAATAGACAAACTTACGGATTCAATAAAAAAAAATTTTACTTTCAAGATATTTATTACATCATCTAAAACTGGACGCCTTACTTTACTATATAGTAAGTTTGCATATACAAGTGATAATACGCGATGGATACAAGAAATAAACCCATCCGAAGGTGATTATATATACAATAAAACTACGTTTTATAACTTAATAATAAATCCTGATATGCTTAAACCAAAATCACAAAGAGGCGGTGGTAAAAATAAACCATATAGATATAAATCAACAAACAGTTTAATTAAAAAATCGAGTATACAACCGAAACGTTTAATTAAAAAAACGACTATATCAAAAAGAGATTTAATTCCATCCTTTTCTAATTTTCGTAAAACGAAAAAGAAAAGTTTTAATAATATCAGAGAAATAAACGAATATCCCGATTTAGAACTCCCAGATGAAAATTATGAAGTATTATATTATGATAAGGAAACTGAAACAGAGTACAAAAATTTATACGCTGTACTTATAAAACAGATACAAAAATATTTACATACAATAAAAAAGGATGACTATTTTCAAGATGTATACTCAGAGTTATTACATCACTTTTATTTAACAAACGAAGTATTGTATGACGATGAATTAACAACACTGATCAACAATATAATCGACTCTATGGATACAGTCAAAGAAACAACTATATCAACACCAAAAAATACATCAACGAATATAAGGGAAACATCACCGCCATTAACTCATGTAAATGAGGTGAATCCGAATAAAAATAGTCTTCATATATCAACACCAAAAAATACATCAAGGAAAACAAATAAAAGAAATTTATCACCGCCATTAACTCCTCCGGTAAGTTTGAGTGAAATTAATTTTGGTATTTCACCACAAAAAAATTTACCCATTAAAAGTAGAAAAAGACAAAAGTTAACCCCATCCCCTCTTTAACCCTTTAACGTTTTCGGTGTTTTACAAAATTCTAAATATTTTACCTTTTATAAAATATTTGAAACCATTTATAGTGTCACTAAAGATAATAATACGTAAAAATATAAAATTCATTAACAATCAAATCCGCAAGTTAAATCGTTAAAGGGTTAATTATTCATAAAAACGCTAATCAATCATATAAAACAGGTTATCACACGGGTAACGTTTAACCCTTCAACCGTTTCAGTGTTTTATAAATTTCATATTTTACGATTAAATAATAGAATATGAAACCATTTATGGTATAAAATAATACCATATGAAAATTTATAAAATATTCAATAATGAAATCCGCGGATTAAATCGTTCCCTCAACCACAATAGCACCTTATCTCGATGAAATAATTATACCGATTATTAAAAACGCAATCGCAATACCCGATATTGCGTATACATTATTGTTATAGTTCATTACGTTAATTGAATCGTCTAATACGGCGTCTTTCAATTTGGGTATTGTTTCTTTAAAATTCAAGTCTTTTTTATAGATTAAATTTCCGCTATTGTCTATTACATCATAGTTATTCATACTCGCGGGGGATGCCATAGAGTGTTTTACTTTATTGTACTCGACTAATTCGGTCTGATAACCTTCAGTTTTTTCTGTAAAATTAAAAAAAGGGTCTATTGAATTTGTGAACCGTTCTGTATAGCCTTCCATTATATGAACGGAGTCTAAATTAAATTTTGAAAATTCAATACTCGACGTCATAGTTAATATACTATACAATATTTTTATTATAGTTTAACGACAATGTAATATATAATACTTGTTGCTAAAACCGTCCATAAAACTCCTGTAATGACCGTTGAGTCAACCATCGATTTTACACTATATAACGAATCGTAATCATTTGTATATAGTTCATATAATTTTTGTTCTAAATCCTGCCTTGTTTGTATAATATTGTCATATTTTGATTTTACTTCATCGGCTGTCATTCCTTCTTGGTTCGAGTTCGATTTATATTTTTCAAAAAGTCCAGTTAGTTTTTCTATGTCTACGCTAACACCCGCTAAAGCGTCTTTTAAAGTATTTCGGGGTTGTTTGGGATTGTCTCGGTAAGTTGTATAAGCATTATTATAAACTTGGTAAACGCTTTTTTTATTTTTATCCTCAATTTGTGTGTCTGTTTTATAATTAACGAAATCCATATTTATATATAATGTTTTATAAATATAAAAGCGTGTGATTATTAAATTTCTCGATATATAATAAATGATAAAACCGCAATACCAATTCCTAAATTAAGACTATTTAAAACTTCTGTGTTGTAAAACGAGTTTATATCTTGAAATCTGCTAGTAGATACTGAATGAGTGGTTTGTATTTTCTTTAACATATCGTATTTTTCTTGATTTTTACATATTTGTTCTATTACACATTTTTTGTTTTTGTCATTAAGAGTGTTTATATTGAGTGTTTTACACGTTGTCGGAGAATATTCAGTGTTGAGTCCCAATATATTATTAAACACGTCTTTACCAATCGAGTTACAATAAAAATCGTTTTCGTTGTATGAAACTACGTATTGGTTTTGTGGATCGGTTTCCTTATTCATTTATATAATATTACTTGTTATTTGAAAGAAACCGGTTTTACATTAACCTTTTAACAATATTATTGGTTAACACGTTATTGCTATTTATAACCGTTTTCATATATGAATTTCGCAAGAACTGTAATAATTAAATACTATTACATATTATATATATGACAGACTGTTCTAACACTATTACTACTATTATAACCAACGAAACAGAACGTTTGAACCAAAAAAAACAAAGTGTTAACGACGTCCTTACTTCTAAAGAACGTATGATTCAATTAAATACAAATTACGTTGAAAGAACCGCACATTATCAAAAGATGTTAATAGCAGTAATTATTGGTTTAGCAATTTACCTATTTATTTATTTAATAAACAAGGTTGTACCTATACCAGATGTTATATTCTCGTTGATTCTAATAGTTGTATTTCTAGTAATTGGTATTTATTGTTTTAATGTTTATTTAGTTATCATAAATCGTGACCCGATGGACTTTTCCAAAATAAATAAACCACCTCCCAATAAATTAACTCCCGCGCAAATAGATAATGCGAATGCGTCAAACGCAAAATCATCAGACATTGATTTACTATCCATCTTAGACGCAAATATGTGTATAGGTAGCTCTTGCTGTTCTCTCGACACAACAGTATGGGACATTTCTTCACAAAAGTGTATAGACAAACAAGAAGAAACTTTTGATACAATATTTAAAGACCAGCCAGTGTTTAGAGTGGTTAATCAAACCGTAAATACAAAGACTTTTACCCCTAGTGAATTTGACACATATTCGATGTATTAGCACATACACGTGTTCATGGGTATTACGCGATATTCGGTATAGAGGTGTGTAATTCAAGTAACACACTAAATACACTTTACACCTTTTCTCATTTAAAACGCTCATTTTATGCGTCTTCAAATTCATAAACCGCTTTCATCATTTCAACTAATTCATTTATTGTATTTTTTAGTTCCTTAATCTCATTTTTCATTTCATCAATTTCACTTTTTATTGAAAATGGTTTTTTAATTTCTGTTACGGATTTACATTTTTTAACATTATTTTGTCGTCTTTCTATTGATTCTATTATTTGGTTTTCATTTAATTTTGTTTTTAATATTATTTCTTCCATAGAATTATTATTACTATACAATTTGTAGGCGATTTCTTTACGTCTTGCGTTTATACCCCCTGTAGTTCTGTTATGACATTGTGCTATTTCTTGTATATCAATATTTTTACTCAATTCTTCTAATAATAATGTTTCTTCTTCATCAGTCCATTTTTGTCCTGTGTTAGAAGGATACTCTTTATCAGGATTTTGAGATTTTAACATTTTTAGCATAGGACTTTCCATTTTTGTATAATAATCGGCGTTTTAAATGTGAAGAAAATAACTATTAACGATTTTTATATATACAATATATAAATGTCGTTTGATTATGAATTATTATGTAAACAAATAACAAATCAAAATACTACATTAGAGGAAAATATAATTAATATTAAACAAAAATACAGCACTGATGACCAACTATTTAATTATACCGGTGCAAGTTGGAGTTTTGTAACCAAACTGAATGGGCTGTTATTGATAATATACTATATTTTGTTTGCCGGGGTGGCGATTGTATTATTTATTTCGAAAAAAAACACTATGGGGTTATATCCAAAAATCGGGCTTATAGTTGTACTGGGTATTTTTCCTTTTATTTTTCTATGGATTGAATTAACTATATGGGAATTTATAAAATATATATGGTCATTTATTAGTGGTCAAATATACTACAAAGGTATTGAAGGCCGTACTAACAATATACATTATTAAACAGGGGTGGTGGGGAACTGGCGAAACTAAAACCGTGTATTTACAATTCTTGTAGATTAACGTCACAAGCGGATTCTTCATTCTCGCTATCTTCCTCATCTTCATCACCACCAGTGATAACCGGTGCAAATCGAACCCCCTTCCAAACTCCTCCAATGTTTTTACTATATCGCTTATCCATCGCAGTGGTCAAGTCTTTAATACCGTTCATCTTGCCTGTACCTTGATTTATAGCAAACCATTCTTTATAATCCGCGCTTAGTTGTCCCTTTGTAATACATCCTTTTGGACAAGATTGTACCCGTTCGAATAAATAACTAGTTACTATGTCTTGACCTTGTTGGTAGGTTAATGTTGATTTTGTAACTTCGGTACAGTCTTTTACTTCACCACCGGTTTCATAAGCTATTTTAACCAACATCGCAGCGAAAACTTCCTTCCATTGATGGAATTTTTCTTTAATATTTTTATCGAGTTTAAACTGGTAGGGTTTTTCCGGGTCGTCGCTTCGGGGGTTTTCCGTGAAAAGCGATTTAAAGTCAACAACACGAATACGTCGCCAAGTGCCGTGGTCTTGGGATTTAATATCCATAAACTCATTTGAACATACCACCAGTTTGAATTGTGGTATAAATGATTTCGCTTCAATCATATAAGGTGCACGTCCGGTAATTGCGTCTCCGCCCGTTATTTGTTTCATAATTCCTTCATTAATACGGTCGCCTTTTGATGGCTCTTGCATTACGGCGTATCGAACGCCTTTCAGCTGGATAATTTCCGGCGATACGCCACCGATTTTTGTTCGCGATTGAGTTATAAGAGTCAGCGGAACATCGCCTTTATATTGTCCTAATACTTGCTCCATTAAATTTACCAACACCGATTTACCGTTTTGTCCAATTCCAATATACATATTGAGTGTTTGATTTACTACTGTTCCTATTAGTGTTGAAGCCAAATGATGCCACATATATCGACATAATTCTTTGTCTGGAAATAGTTTACACATAAAATCCTCTATTTCATCAATAATCGGTTTATCACGTGACTGGTTTAATTCGCGATAATCGATATTCGTCGATTTCGTTAAATAATCCTCGGGGTTTCCCCTCCTCGCCCGTTTTTCTTTAAAATCCACGACACAATTTTTAAAACAAATAATGTATGGGTTTGAATCGGTTTTATTTACAAAATCGCCGTCGTAAAATAATTCTCGTGCTTCACGCATAATATTGTTCTTATCGTTGGTTTTACCGAACTTTTCGGTTATTGTTCCAATAATATGTATTTTACGCTCGACTTTTTTCTTCATGGGGTCACCCTCTGGTGGAAGAGTGGATTTAAAGCGCGACAACTCAAGTGCTTTTTTTATATAAAGACAACGTAACTCCTTTGATATGGCAGCACGTAGCGAAGTACCTGAGTCGATTTCCTCCCACGAATTGCCGTTGAATTTATACCATATATTGCTTCTTACACTAGCACAAACATATTCTTCTTTAAAGAGAAGATACAAAACCGTTGCTAAATCGTAGTCTGTAAATCCGAGTATTTTGTTGTCATCTTCGCTGGTAGTTGATACAGCGTGTTCAAGTGTTCTATTTATATACGAATTTACACTACTGTTATTGATTTTTCTATATTCCTCGAAATTGTCGGTTTTTGCCCAATACATTATAGAGCGAATAGTCAGTCCAGCTTGGTCTTTTTTATCGAACGAACACCATTTGTCATATAATGAAATAATATCTAATGGAATATTAGTCTGTGGCGACTTAGCACTGAATGCCAACCATACAATAAATAGACGATTACTTATGTTGCGAAGCGCCCAACCTACACGTATCCATTTTGTAAAAGAACCTTCTCCATAATAGCTTTTCGGTAGAATCATCGTATATTCATATGCGTCGCGAAGATTATATTCGGATAACTCGAGGGATTCAATAAATCGCGTTAGACATTCATCGAGATGTTCTTTCGTTCGAATGTTTAGTATTTCTTCAATACGGACGGTCGGATTGTTTGGTTCGGGGTCATAGCATGCGGTAGTATAATTAGGAGTAGTAGCAACCGCTGGATTGGTTACCTCCTCCTGTTTTATTTCTTTAATCTTTTGGTCTATTTCATCTGTTAAGAGTAACGAACAATGATCGCGGTAACGGACGGATAGTTTGTTGATATTTTCCTCGTTCTCAAAGTCCGAAGGTGGTTGATTTTTATGGAAAATGACGTTCATATTATTATCATACCCGCCATTATATACCGTGACGAGATGGTAGGGTTCGTTATTCGGTTTCATAGACCCATATAGTTGGAAATTCGTATGTCCTTTACTAATCCCTTCGTCAAATACCTCATCCCATGTGTTTTTAATTGGTATATCAGCCCATATATCAGCTATTTTTTCAACCACCGATTTACGTATAAGTTGTTGTAACTTATGGTTTTCGATTTGAAGCCCGACAATTATATGTATTCCATCCTTTGTAATCTGTTTTTCTTCCACGCGATTTACCGTTTTTTTTTCAAAAACGAAAAACGGTATTTTTATAGTTTCGTCTACTTGAAATACTTCCTTGAATACTTCTAAATATAGTTCAATTAAATCAGATATATGTTCTCTTGTATGTATTCGTTCTGTGACGGAATAATCATATCTAAAATCCACGTCGATTAGTAAAGGTCCTTTTTCTTTGAGTTGTGCCTCTGTTAAATATTCCTTGCGTTTTCCTTTAATACACTCTATATAGTGTAATTTTAAGAATTGATTGTATTCTTCATCTGGAATATAATACGACCCACCGTAAATATTAGACTCTTTACATCCAATACGTGTATTTGTAGGTGGTTTATCGTCGCTCTTTGTTCCTTTTTTAATAAGGTGTTTGGATAGAAATGATGTTAGTGGGGTATTCATTGCGGTTACAATGAATATATGTTATTACTCGATTTTATAAATTCAATATAATCAATTTTATTGGTGCGGGGGGAAAGCAAATGCTAACGATTTGTTTAAAGGTGGCTTATTCAATTTTATTGGATAAACATTATATGGTTAATTATTTATACTTTTTATAGTTACTATTGGGGAATATTATAGAGATAGAAGTATAAAAAATATTTGATCACGGGGGGTTTTTGACTATATTGTTATAGAACTATATTGTTATAAGTATGATAAACGGGTCAGTGAAACGTCGAAAACATTAAAACCATCGAAAACATTGAAATACTAAAATAAAACCCAAAGGAAATTAAAGAAAGGGAAGGGGCGTCCGGGGAAACCGTAGATTTCCTGGATTATTTATCGTTTGTTGTCCATTTTGCATCGCAAGTAGTACATATATACACATATTTCATATTGTTATCGTCGTATCTCATATAGATTATTTCACGTGGGGAGCGTTTAGATTCGTCGGAGTCATTTGTTAAACATTGTGGATTTGAACAGGGAATGTTATAGATTCGCGGAAGTGTAGGGTCTAGTTTTGTATATTCATTAATAATATGATGAAATTGTTGTTTTCCTTTTTTTATTTGGGTATTTAAAACACAAATACCGTCGTTTCCAATATTGGTATCTTTGTGTCCACAATTACGACAATAATAGGCGAGTTTATTTTCATCAACCATGTCAATAGATATATAGTACATATTGTCGCATTTAGTACAGAATTTCATTATAATAATTGTAGTTCTTATATTTATATATATATAATTTATTGTTAATACGTAAAATCAATTTTCCAGGAAATTCCAGGAAATCCAGGAAACCTACGGTTTCCCCGGACGCCCCTTCCCTTTACCGAAAACCACCTAAGAAGATCTATGTATGTTTCTTTGACAAATTATATATAGTATTATTAAAGCGTACAAAGGTGTTATTAATGCTTTCCCGGACGCCCATTTTTTACTATCGATGTAGTATAAACTCTTCTTCGGTGATTTTCGGTAAAGGGAAGGGGCGTCCGGGGAAACCGTAGGTTTCCTGGATTTCCCGGATTTCCTGGAATTACGGAAAATTGAGCCGAACTAGTTCCTCCTTCTAACTCTAAATATAAAAAGGTATTATATAACTAACAATAATGTCAACTAAGAAACTTACTACTGTAAAACCGGGAGACGATGAAGATGAACCCGAACTCGAGGAGGAAGAAGAGGACGAAATAAAATCGGATAGTGATAGTGACGATACTATCGACGACAGTGATGAAAGTGAAAAAGAAAGTAATAAGTCTGAAGAAGAAACGGATACAATCGACGACGAAGAAGATAGTATTGTTTCTTCAACCGACGAAGATACCGAAGATGACGAAGAAGAAAATGTCGAAGACGCGGAGGACAACGAAGATGGTATTAAAAATAAACCTATAGACACGTTTAAAATCGAAAAAAAACCAAAGAAAAACAACAAAAAGCCTGCCACTACCAAAAAACCAAAGAAACACGACGATGAGGATATAGAAGATATGATAGACGATATTAATATTGATGACGAAGACGACGAAGACGAAGACGAAGACATTGAACCCGACTATTTACAAAAATTCGATGAATCTATTCGCAAAAAAATAATAGAACAGTATCACCCAGAAATGATTATTAAAAATAACGCGGAAATAGAAACACTTTCTCGAGTTGTCCGCGATTCTAACGGAAATATTATTGACCCTTTTCATAAAACGCTACCTTTTCTAACAAAATATGAAAAAGCCCGAATATTAGGAGAACGGGCGAACCAAATTAATGAAGGAAGTCCTATATTTGTTAATGTAGATAATGATGTTATAGATGGGTATTTAATAGCACTGAAAGAATTCGAAGAACGTAAAATACCGTTTATTATTCAAAGACCACTACCGAACGGAACGTGCGAATATTGGCGACTACAAGATTTAGAAATTATTTAACTCATCCCGACCAGTAAATAACTACACACATAAACATACGTTCTGTAACTATTTGTAAAAACTCAATTATAAATATACAATATTATATTTATAATGAATTCACCCACCGTTTTTTCATCGAAAACGAATAATTCTAAACTAGGAGCTATAAATTTAGAAAATATAGATGGGGTGTATGTTCCATTAAAACAATCCGACAATATAAATGGCGGGTATAAAATCGAGAATATAGAAGGAATGCGCGACTTTGATATAAAAAATTTCGTAAATATAAATCAAAAAATCGACCAAAACGCATTGAATGACATAAGAAAACAAGATCTGGTATTAAATGATAATATATTTACGAGGGTTTTTATTGGTGGTATTTCTTTCTTTGGGTTATATGTTTTATATAGTGTTTTATATAAAACAAAAAAATAATCAATTACTCTACCAATTCTTTAATCATTTCAGTGTAGGCTTTGGTGCATTCATCAAATACTAATATTAATTCGACTAAATCGTCTTTATGTAAACTTTCTATATACTCTATTTCCTGGTCGGTTAATTTGAATCCGTTTCTTATATTTTGTGTAATTTTATAAAAACCTTTATCTTTGTAGCTATTAGTACGGTCGGTTTTTACTGAAGATATTGTATGTTCATTTTTCGGATTTTTCGGTGATTTTATTATTTTATGCGAAACCGATGAAAAAGAATCAATAAATGATTCACGTTGTTTGTCTTTTCTTTCTTTTTTGGTATTTACTGATTTCGAAAATAAAAATGTAGGATAAAGGTTAAATGAAAACCACGACATTATACAGTATATATTATATATAAGTTTACATTTTTAACCATTTACATGTAGTGGTTAGTGTTTTTACAAAGCAAATATTACCACCTTTCCTCGTCTTCACCTTCCGTGTATAAAATCATTAACCCTTAACTTTGCGGATTAAATTGTTAAATTCAACTATAATATTGATATTAAATTATGCCTATCTATTTAACGAAATTAAACCCACACTCGGTGCATGTAATATATAGGTTTTCGGATTCATCTGCCGACCGTATTTGAACAGAAATATATGTACATTTACGCGACTTACATTTTCTACACTGATACATATCGGTATTTGCTTCAATACGATTTACAAACTTCGACTCATCGCGTGTTATTTTCATCGCAATTAACTTGTTCCATTTTTCAGGATACATTTCTTGATGTGTCATATAGGCGAATACATCCGGTGTTATTTCTTGACTTACTAGTTTTTCAACTAATCGCGGAGTTGATTTTAAATTACTAATAACAGTTTTTAAACGGTCCAAATAGAGTTGAACGAAATACCTGTTTTCCCATTTACGTATAATTTTGAGTTTTAGTGCTTCGCGAATAGAATAGTTATATATTCCTTTTTCAATATTTATATATAACTTTACAAAGCTGTCGGGGTCGGGGGTATGCAAACATACAATCTCCCTGATTTTATTAACAATGTTTTCACGAAACTCCGTAGGTTTATGTATTACAATCATTGTTAATTATTAGTCGATATGTTTAATTGGGTTAGTGATTATTATTAAATCAATTTTTTATATAGGTTTCCTTGTAAAAATAGTAAAAAATGTGAGTGTATGGGTGTGTGTGTCAGCATAAGTATGGGTTAGTAAAAGTAGTCAATGAATGGAGCAGGGGCGAAAAACACAGCAACATGTATACTATACTTACCGGTACTCGTTATTTTATACTATATATAACTATACATTTGTAAAGGTGGTAACATGAACTTTACTCTTATAATTGTAACTGGTATGAAAACAAGCATACTTTGTAACAATCAACCCGAACCATACAACAATTATACAAGCGATTACAATTCCGTATACTGAGGGGTTATACCTTTTACTAGTAATTGTAGGCGCAAATGTTGGTTTCTTTGATGGAAATGAAGATGGCGATAAACAATTATAAGCAACTATAAAACAGTTTTTATAACAATTTGAAAGAGATAAATCATTAATAGACGATTTACAGGATGTACGGCATTGGTTTAAGTAAATATAGGTTGTGTTTTTCTTATTAATTGCCTGTAATAATGTATATGGGGAATGGGGAGAACGGGGGACTTCTGTCGATGTTAGTTCGTTTGATTTTTCCTGTTCAGTTTTTACGATTGTTAAAGAAACCGAATATTTGTTAAATTCGTTTGTATATACGAGTAAATTACAAGATACATTATTTCTTTGACAAGATTTAATTTTATTATTTAGTATAGTATTAGCAGTACAGTTCTTTTCAAATGCGAATGATAACTTGGCGATAACAAATATTACTATACACTTCATTATTTGTGAAATTACGGTATTAGTTAGTATTATACAACTGAATATCTATAAAAAAATGTTTCAATTTTACAGGAAAAAAAAGAAGTGGGAAGAAGAGGAAAAGATGGCGAAGAAAAGGAATGAAAAGAGGGCGAAGAAGAGAAATGAAAAGAGGGCGAAGAAGAGAAATGAAAAGAGGACGAAGAAGAGGTTAATACAATTACTTACCTTTTAGAGATAGTATTGCCAAAATACTTATTTATTTGACTTACTCCTTCGCGTTGATTTTTTATTTGAATTAAATATTTTTCAAAGATAATCCGTTTAATTCGGTCAGAACAGTATTTTTCTTTCCTTTTGGCATATAATTCCAAGTCGTCGCCATATTGTTGTTTAATAACTTCTATATCACGTTTAAATACATCAACCGTTTGGGGATTACTTTTTAGCATTAGTATTTCCTTCAATGCTAATCCAAAGAGTTGTTGAAGTGGTTTCATAAGTTGGTTTGTAATATAAAATGTATAGTCGATTTTTACACCGTTCTGTCGAATAAAATCTGGTGTTTCAATCCGTTCTCCTTGTAATGCCGTTTTATTTTTGCTGAAAATATGAACATATTTAATACGATCTCCCGGTTTTGGTTTATTTCCCGCTTCACGATTACCAATTCTTTCCGCTAATACAGCATGTGCGATTTGTTCTGGATTTTTATAATAGCCACTTAGTGATTTTGTAATGGCCAGTTTATCCATTGAAACGCGCCCTTCGATTAGTTCCTCTAAACACTCGTCCAAATACTTCATACATTTATCTATTTTTTGTATAAGTGATAATTCTGGAATAAGAAGTATATCTAACATTTGCCCATAGACGTCTTTTAGTAAGTCGCAGTTATCGCGACGCTTTAATGAAAGACCCATAAATTTCAGTTTTCCTTTGTCCGGGTTGTATTCGAATAATTTACCGAAATAGCGTTTCTTTGAAAGAAGACAAAACGGCCATAATGTTTTTTCGTATGAGAGTTCCATAGGCGGTTTAAGAAACTGTGTACATAGGTTGGCCACATCTTGTGCGATTTCAATAGTTATTTCCAATGCTTCTTTTCCAATAATGGGCTGGTTGTTATTTTTGGGGTCTTTTAAATTAAAGGTAAAGAATACGGAATCCGTGTTATGAACCACGATATTGCCAATACCCGCCGAAAAGTGGTGATTCGATGTTGTAAAATCATATACATACCCCCCCTCTGGATAGTTAATAATCTCCGTTTTTCGTACTATATACCTTAGTCGTTGTTCGTTCTTTGTTAACGGTTTCTTTGGATATATAGTAATCATATACTTGGAAATACCGTCGTCTTTTAAATCGTAACTAAGGCAATAAGTTAACCCAATACTTTCTACAATCCAACAAATATAGGCGGTATTAATCTGATTTTTTTGAAATATTACTATTTGACTGCTGGACTTTAACCCGGTTTGTATTTCGCGAACAATACGCTGGTCTTCTTCCGTAAAGTATTCGGCGGTTGTAGTAGGCAACCGGTAATGTAGTATTTCGGTTCCCAGTTCTACCTCATTCGGTGAAACTTCGGTTTCGCCATCGGCCAGTAGCAGTGAATGGTCGTCTGTAACATCGACTATACCTTTATTTGTAAGAATACGTATTATTTTTTTATGTGAAGCCAGACGATGTCGTATAACACGTTGAAGGGGCGTCCATCCTTTTTCCGTCCACGTTTCCAAGTCTGTAAATTCACATATTTCTTTGGTTTTTTTTCCTGGGTCGAGACAATTAGTCCATGTCTTGCCGTTACCGTACTTTGCGGGTAAATCCTCTATTTTACATATATCAAGAATAGTACCCCCCTTTCGAATGTAAACCGGTGTATAGTTTGCTACACTGTCGCCGTATACATACTCGGCGTTACATTGAACTTCGCCGTGTAACTTTGTGGCATAAATCATATCGCCGTAAACATCTTCTATAATTCGTTTTGCGTAAGTAATCATCATACGACCAGTAGCAGTGGTTGATGCGGCAACGTCCTGTTCATAAAACGTGGATGTCTTCGACCCGCATTGTCCATATAATGAATTTGCGGTAACCTTGTAACCTAATTGACGTTTATCGAGAATATTTTGCATAAACGCGTCCTTTTCCGTTTTTATTAGATTCCTCGTTTCTTTTCGTGCTTTTAGTAATTCTTCGAGAATTGTGGGCATAATCGATTTTTGCCCATTTGGTAATTGAACCCAACGACAAACCTTATGTCCAACTTTGGTTTTAACCGCCGTTTTTGAGGTCGGTTTTTTGCGCCACTCAAATGTGTCAAACTCAATATCAATATATTCGTACCCCGGTAAATTATCATATATGTATTTTCCGTCGTGGTCTTTTTCCCCCGTCTCTCGTATTAATACGCCTTCTAGGTTGTATTCACGTGTCCATACTTTGCTGTCGTGTGAATAATTTTGGCTTATCATAGAAGAGGGGTATAGGGATGAGTAGTCAACACACGCGACGGGGTTGTCCATATACATATCGCATTTCGGGGGGAGAACAATCGCCCCCTCATATCCGTCATCAATCCCTTTCTTTTCAATATCGGGCATGAGTGTTTTTTTATCGCGACACTTTTTTGCGACGAAACTGGTAAGTTTAATCCCCTGTCCCCGTAAAACGAGAAAACTAATGGGAACACTACATATATCCGCCATTGCTATATATCCAGTCATTATATCTAACTTATTGAAAAGGTGATGGACCAAGTTACAATCTTGAATACAGTATTTCGCAACCACTGCGCGGTCACTGGCAGTTCCGTTCGTTAACCGAAATATGTCCTGTGGGGTAACGTCGTCTTTCGCCATACACCATTTTATATTCTTTATATTTTTCTCTAATTCGCGTTCTATACCATTTATAACAATAATATTACTCCCGCCCCCGCCAATACCTCCGCCTTGTTCTTCTTTCGTTAAAGTTTGAATTTCAACAACACGGAATTTTGTGCCTTCTTTGAAATAGTCGGTTGTAAACTTGGAAAGTTCTATATGTATAAAGTCTCCAATACGTAATCCCATAACATTATTAGTATATAACATTGTTGTTCCAGTGGACTCGTCTATTCTTATACCAGTTATAGAATCACTAATAAATTCACCGGCCACATCGTCGAGTTTATACGATGACAGGTTAAAATCGCGACGAAAATAGGCATATAAGTCTATTTGTACCCGTCCGGACATTTTGGGGTACTTTAAATCATACTCGCCACTTGCTAACACTATTTTTGTATTATCCAATGTATATTCACTAGTAGTGCGGTTGTAATTGCCGGAAATCTCGCCCTGTTTTCTTGAAAGAGTGAGAAACTGTCTTTCACAACCGTTTTCTTGGGCGCGTTGAAGCATAAAGTTATAATCAAACCCAAATATATTATATCCAATAACAATATCTGGATTTTCACGTTGGATTAATTCGCTCCATTTAGTTAGTATTTCATACTCGGTGTCGACGGTTTCTATTACTGTATTTGGAATTGGGTCACAAGTATTTAGTACAAGACAATGGTTCATATAGGGCTCCGGCTCTCCGTACCTTACAAATGTTGAACCGATAAATGTAATTTTATCTCCCTCCAATTCAGGAAGACAATATACAAATATTTCATTAATTGCTTGTATTTTACCGTCGCGGGTTAGCGTCGAATCTGTGAAAATGTCTTTTATTGTTTTCTGGGGAGAGTTGTACGGAGGTGTGGAGGTGGCGGGTGCGGTCTTTGTTTTGTTCGACGGTCTAGGAACGGAGGCGGTTACCTCCTCTCCTTGCTCGTCCGGTTCGTGCTCATCGTCGTTTCCATCCCCTCCAGTAACCGTATCGGCTTCCCTGATTTTATCAAAGAGTGACTCTATAGTTAGCAATCGCTTTTTTTTATCAGTGGTGGTTGTTTCGGCATCAGTGGTTTGATTTATTAGTATTTCTGAAAGAGGTGCGTTTATAATTCTTTCTATTAACGGCAATAGTTCACCCTTGTTTCTAGGGGCAACTTTTGGGTAGACAATATCAATACCGTTCATTTTATCGAACCCAAATGCCGATACAATTGCTTTTTTGATGAAGAACGACAACGCGTCGCTATTTAAAACAGTAACAACGGATGTTTTTTTTATATAGGTGTCCATTATGTTGGTTGCTAAACGCTTATATGTTTTAATGGGAACAGGAAAGTCGCCGTGGCTACTGCTTGCTTCAATATCAAAACTACATATTTTATAAGGTGTCCGGGTTTCTTTCTTGGGTTGTGGAATTAAATCCAAACAGTTACATATATATTCATATTTACAAGAAGTGGTGGTTTCGCTGGGAATTACCATTTTTTTCGTGGGAAGAAACACCCACCCGGAGGGACTTATATTATTAATATGGAAATAACGCAATAGTGGCGGTATTTTACTTTCATACAATTCCAATATAACATTTTGAGAAACAAACGGTTTTAATTTTCGGTCGCGAAAATCGCCTTTTGCTGGTTGATAATACCACAGATTTCTTACCCGATTAAATGTCATCATGTTAGCAAATGTTAATTTAACAAACTTGGACTTTTGGCCACCAGAAAAACCGTATAGTTTATTATATTCTACCAATTTGGCCGATAGTAAATATTTTTGATGATATTTTTCCAATTTGTCGCGTATTTCATTATATAAGATTTCTACGTTTTGGTTTGTCCAATTTTGCGCAACCTTTACGTAAAAGAAGGGATTATAGTCTTTTATAAAAATACAACACGTTTCTCCCAACTCGTTAATTCCAAATATCTGTATAATAAACTGTAATGGCGGAGGTGGTTTCCATTTCTCCTCACCATCCTCCGCGGTTTTACCTTGGGCATCATCGACATCGTCATCGCTTGAAGCGTCTTCATCGGTCATATTAAATTTATCATCATATGTGTTAAAATCTATAAGTCGAAACGATTTCCCGGTCATCACCTGTTTCGTGATTATAGATTTTTTTTCAGTCATTGTCGTGTAGTTACTAATATGTTAATTATATATGTTAAATATTATTATTTCAATTTTTTAACTTCTTTGAACTTGTTGTTTAGTATTGTTGTATTTTTCATAAAATTGATTGTGTTTTTTACATATTTAATAGGTGATATATTTGTATTAAATTACATAAGTTTTACACAAGTTAACCGTTCGAACAATGAGTATCGTAAACCAATTCGCACAATTATCCCCAGACTCTGCCGTTTCCTTAGGGGGAATAGTAAGAGAGGAAGAAGGTAAGGTAAATGGAGAAGTGGCGGAAGAAGAGAATGTTATATACATTGACAGCTTCTTTATTCCGCGATTGCCCGATGATATGACTCTTGAACAATTAGTTGATATTATTCAGCTATCTAGCCCTTACAAAGGTGACGGCGATAACGAGAACTCTATCGGAGTCGTTGAAAAGATCGAGTCTATACCGAAAATTAGCACAAAAGACGGAAAGCCGTTTAAATCCGCGTTTGTTACTCTACGATCGTGGTGCAACAACACCTACGCGAGAACTCTCATGATGAAACTATATAACGATGAACAGAGCCGTGTGTACTATACACCCCCTAACAGCGAATATATTAATCCCAAGTTTATTGTTCTCCTACCGAATAAAAGCGAAACCTCATTAAAAGATGCGCCCAACCACATAGACCTGGTTCTATACCTTCACACAGACACACGTTTAGAGACTGTATTAAATGTAATTGAAGGGCTTGATATTGGGCGTGTTCATAGTATTGAATCGATACTACTGCCTTACAATGAGCCATATGGTATTGATCTAGCCAGTTACATTAACGTCGATATTTGGAATCAAATTGTAAAAATAAGATACAACGAGATTCATGTAGTAATGGACTATTGGTATAAGACACAGACGGCATACGCATTCCAAGATGCGATGGAGTTGAATGATTGCGTGAATGTCCCTGTTTGTGAAGGAACAAACTGGACAATGTATCGAGCAGAACCGAAGCTCAACGGGATTAATCCTTATGTTTGGAATGCCAAACCAGTTGACCGCGATTCCAACTGATTGTGTTTGATGGCTTGGTTCATCTACAGGTACGTGTTATTGAATTATGTGTTCCCTGCCCTGCCCTTTAACAGTGTTTGTATATTTGCGTAAAAATCAATATAAAAAACAAAAAAACAAAAAAACAAAAAAAACAAAAAAACAAAAAAACAAAAAAACAAAAAACCTTTTTTATAGTAATTTTTTATAGTAAAAAAAATATAAAGAAAATCAAATGATATAAATAAAATGGAAAACATAAACGAGACAGAACCAGTAAAAAACAATATTACACAAGAAGTAGGGGGTGATGAACACATATATCAATACATTGCCGAAAATCGCCCATCCATTTATATTCTTACTCCCTGTTATGGAGGTATGTGTAATACACACTATGTTACATGTCTATTAAGAACGAAAGAACTATTTAATAAATACCAAATACCTATACAGTTTTTATTTTGTCGTAACGACAGTTTAGTTACAAGAGCACGAAATAACCTTATTGCGAAAGCAATGAATGACCCAACCGCAACACACTTTTTTTTTATAGATAGCGATATTTCTTGGAATGAAAACGACGTATTAAAATTAATGTTGGCAAACAAGCCAATTATTGGGGGGGTATATCCATTAAAGCGTTATAACTGGAATAAACTAACTGTCGACCCAAATAATCCGTATAATTCGAATATAGTTCAGTCAGTTATAGACAATATTAACCAATCAGTGTTAAAAAACGCAATGTCTAATGAAGATATAGTTCAGTGTCATTTATTGAATTATAACGTTAAGTACTTGGATAGAATATTAAGTATAGATGCAAATTTAGCTAAAGTAAAATATATTGAAACTGGGTTTATGATGATACAACGCGATGTATTAACCCAAATGATGGGACAAAATCCGCAATTAAAATACACGGACGATACCGGGTTTTTGAAAGAGAATGAAAATAGATACACATATGCCCTTTTTAATTGTGGAATAGCATACAATCACTATTTATCGGAAGACTGGTTCTTTTGCGAACGTTGGTTAAATATGGGGGGCGATATATTTATTGACGTTACTATTAATTTAACCCATACCGGAAATGTAGATTTTAAAGGAAATTTCCTATCATCTATTCTATAATTTTTGACCCTTTTACTTTTTCAGTGGTTTACAAATATCCAATTATCCAAATATTTTACCTTTTTATAAAATATTTGAAACTCACCAAATTGTAAAATAAAATAAAATAAATTCATTTCTTTGAAAAATAGTTTGTAAATTTTGGTGTATTGTATTGGTAAATTACCTTAGAGGGTGTTTCTACGTTTCGGTAGCTGTAATTATTGACTAATTGCGAGTATCTCATTGCCTTTGAAATACTTGGATCATTGCCCCCGGACTTTAAAGAATTGTATTGAATACAATTTTTATCGCACAACATTGGCATGGTTGTTCGGCGGTTTGGCATTATATACTATTTATATAAGTAATTTGGGTTGGATACTTTATTGCCCATAACTGAATACCGTTGTATTTAAACCAAATCGTTGAAATATTGGCTGGGTTTAGTTTTTGGAAATAATTGTCCAATTGTTCTTTATTAATAGTGGTTAAATCCTTTACTATATATGATTCTTCTATCGAGTATTCGCCATTGTTAGTGTCTAAAAATACCGCGTATTTTCTATATATGTCTCTTTTCCACGGCTCTTGTTCAGTAGATTCGTCTATTAATGGTTTACTTGAAAAATAGTAAAAGTCTCCCAATAGCGGAAAATCAACAGTTATACCGTGTGTAATATCGTCGTCAATATGGACATTTTTCCAAGAAATCTGGTCAGTTTCGGCAACGGCTTCATCATTTTTGCTACATAAATATAAGCATAGGGGGTATATAATTGAAGTTTTATTCAAACCGTTCTTGTAATAAATTGTACCTATGTAAGGATTTTCTTTGAATAATTCAACTATTTCGGGCAAGATTTTCGTTTTATCTATAGATTGTTTATTAATAATTTCGTCCAATATTCCCATTTTAAACAGGGGTTGGGGTGTGGCGACGGCGGTTGGTTGTTCTTTATTTGTTGTTGTTGTTGATGAAATGTTTGTATAATTAAACTCTGTGCCGTCAAAGAATAAATAGATTGAGTTTGAGGTATTTTTTAATATGAACCCTTTGAATATTCTTTCTAAAAAAGCAGTATTAATTTTTGTATGATCTAGTTGAAATAGGTCAATTATATATTCTAAACATTCGTTCATAATTTGTGTTTTAATAGAAGACGTTGGTTTATTATCAGTGGGTGGTGTTGATAGTTCCAGGTTTATTATTTTCTTTGGAAATTCGACATTCCCAGTTTCGCTATTGTAAGTAAATAAATATTTAAAGAAAGGAGTGGTTGATTTAATTATTGAATATATACAAATATAGGTGTTAATAGGTTGGTTTAAAAATATAGGTAATGGATTACTCTCTTCAGGAGTGCTATTTCCAAATAACCCGAGAATTCCTATACTACTATTGTTGTTTTCATTGCTACCGTTATTATTACTAGTACCACTACCACTATTACCATTATCACTTAAAGAGTTGGGAGCGGAGTTTAGTTCATTAAAGTCTAGGGTGAGCGTATCCGGTTCTAAATATACTATTTCTGGATCAGTGGAAATATTGTATATAGTGGTAGCTGGTGGTTTATTAAAACTGTTGGGGGGTGTTAAAATAGATTGAGTGTTAGTTGTAAACTTTGTTCTTATAGAATTTGAATTAGCAACTTGTGAATAAATACCCGACTGAGTTTTAAGTTCTTCGGGTGTATTAATTTTTTTTTCACTCATTTTATATTACAATGACAAGAAAAATAAGAGATGTATTAAACGATGAGTAAAATGCTGGTTTTAAAGAAAGCCGGTATTACCCATTCACGCACACGCACACTCACACGCAGACGCAGACATTGATTCCAAAGAAGCCGGTAGTAAGGGAAGGGGCGTCCGGGGAAACCGTAGGTTTCCTGGAGTTCCTGGAGAAGGGAAGGGGCGTCCGGGGAAACCGTAGGTTTCCTGGAGTTCCTGGAGAAGGGAAGGGGCGTCCGGGGAAACCGTAGGTTTCCTGGAGTTCCTGGAGAAGGGAAGGGGCGTCCGGGGAAACCGTAGGTTTCCTGGAGTTCCTGGAGAAGGGAAGGGGCGTCCGGGGAAACCGTAGGTTTCCTGGAGTTCGGGGAAACCGTAGGTTTCCTGGAAAGGGTATAAAGAGAACGGTATTTAACCCTATATAATAATTTATATTACTGTAAATAGCCTTGTAAATATGGAGTACGATGAACCAGCCACCTCTTTTTATGTTCCAGAGTTCGACCAAGAGTATGATGTATCTTCCTTTTTTAGTTGTTCCAATACAAACGATGAAACGACTATATCATCTTTTTCAAACAAGAATAAAAAGCGTAATCGTTTTTCCGATAATAAAAATGAAAATGGTTGTTATACGTTTAGTCGAACTATAAATGACGTGCGAGTAAAAATACCGTGTTTTGCCACAAAATCCATAATGGGAACAAAAATTAAAAGCGCCACGACCGGGTTAACCAATAATATGTATGTCGGTAAAAGCGATGAAGACCTTTATTTTAAAGTCCGTATTGTAAACGGGGAGGTTAGTAACTCATCGAACGGAAACGATTTTTATTATGATTCCCCGGAAGAGTATGAAAGACACCTATTCGTCAAAGTTCCTCAATCCATTAAAGATAAATGGAGTATAAAAAATCAAAATGCTAGGATAAACAAATTAATTGTAGAGAAGGTAAATAAATTAAATAAACAAAAATTTGTAATTGTAAAGTAAATATAAGCTAACACAAATTGTATAAAATAATAAATTAATATATATTATCGTTATTGAATAATATATATGTTTCGGTTTTTAAACGTAATTACTATTCTCTGGATTGTATTTTCAAGTAAAGAACCACATTCGCGTATGTCCGGCACATTATTCGAAAGACTAAATCGTCAAATAATTGACCCAAATTACGTATTACCCCCGCTTAATAGCGATAATAATATAAAAGGTTCTGATTGTCGAATTATTACTGATATTAATACGTCCAGTAAAAATACGTTTGGTGAGAATATATACAATTACGAACGATTAAAACAATTATTACTTATAAAGGAAACGCTTTTTGTTTTGTCACCCGTAAACATAAACTGTATTCTTCGACCAATATATATGCCCATTAAGGGAAACCCGTTTGAACTCGAATGTAAAGAATCGAAACCACACGTGCCGTATAAAAGTCGCGATTTACCGGTGTTTGTAATGGAACCATTACCCGTAGCAAGTTGTAGAAATATAAAAAATGGCGGGTTGTTTGACGATTTTCTCTTTGAATTATAACGCTTTAGTTAACACCGTTTGAAAAAATGTATTAATTGCCTCTTCGCTCGTTCCCACCACAGAATCGTCAAACACATAAGTTGTATTACCTTTGTAGTATGCTAGAATTGTCGGTATTCCTTGAATCATTCTTTTGGTTCTTAAAAATGCGTATAATTCGAATGATTCGTCCACATCAATATATATAAGATGTATATTTGAACGTTCTGTTTCTATTTTTTGATACCAATTCGCAACGTGATGCTCGATTTTTTTACATGGAACACACCAATCCGCGCCAAACTTAATAACTACTGCTCCGTTGTTATTCTGTAGTATGCTGTAAAAATCGTTAAGTGATTCAATACCGTATATTATTGTCATTTATTAAAACAATTGTCGAATGTTTATATTATTTAGTATATAATATAAACTGAATGAAACTTTACACAAACAAATAAAATAGTAATAACTATAGTGTTAATTATAGTTGGGATTGGTATACTATATTTCTTAACCATTTAACGTTTTCCATGTTTTTATAAAATAATTAAAACCATATATGGTAATAAATGTATATATATTAACTTAAAATATATTTACCGACAAATCAGCAGGTTAAACCGTTAAGGGGTTAAGTGAGTTGCAGAAAATAGGATAATATAGACTTATTTTTGCTTTCCATTTCCATTTCCCTTTTCTTTGATTGATATTGTTTGAGTAATAGTTTATTTTGAAACTCCGTTTCCTTTTCTTTTAGAATTCTTATATTTTCTTCTTCGCTTTTTAAAGAAATATCTGCTGTGTTTCTCGCAGTTGTATATTGCTCAACTGAAGCATACTTTTTAACTTTCTCGTAGTCTTTTTCTCCTACTACAAAAACCGTTTCATTTTTATGGACTTTTTTTATATCTTCAAATTTTAATTTGCTAAAAGGGTCAGTTTCAATGTAGGCTCTATTTTCGTTTGTTCCAGTATGGCTGTTCTCATCGTCATCGTCAATATCTTCATATAGATTTGCACCCAAAGCAGTTGGCTGTAACTCTGTAACACCCCTATATAACGCAATACCATGCTGTTTTTCTTTGATTTTTTCGAATGTTCCATTTATTGCTGAAATGCTCGATATAGTGGGTATGGTCGTCGGGTCTTCTTCGGAAAACCAGGTGTTTTTATTTACGATTTTCTTTCCCATTTGGTTTTTTTCAAAGAGTTCATTAAATGTTCGTTGAAATTTTGCGGGTGGCATGGATCCGATATTTTTCTCTATTTGTTCGTAATTTGCGGGTGTTTTGTTGAAGTTTCCCGTTCCAGTATAAACGTCGTTTATTTCATTCGAATACTTTAACTCCGTCTTTGGAACTTCTTTCGTTGTTCGTTGTTGATTGTTGTAGAATTCAACAATAATTTCAAATGCCTTTTTATAAAATAAAAAGTATTCTGGAGAGAGTCGGGACTTATCCGGGTGGGTCTTTAATACAATTAACTTGGCTTGTTTTAATTTCTCACTAGTTATGTTACTTGCGTCGGTAATTTCAAAGAGGTTTAATATTTCTTGAAAAGAATACATTTGTATGTTTAAATTATGACTGGTCGGTTTTATACTACAGTTCTTCATTATTATTATATATAAAATTGTTTATTTCTTTATTACGTAATTGTATAGTATGACTATTTCACCCAACAAAAAAATATATCACTGTGTAGGTATATAAGTACTCGATCTTAATCGTTTAACGTTTTCCATGTTTGTACAAAATCCAAATATATTATTATTAACCCTTTAACGATTTAACCTGCGGATTTCAAGGTTAATGAATTTTATATTTTTACGTATTATTATCTTTAGTGACACTATATATGGTTTCAAATATTTTATAAAAGGTAAAATATTTGAATTTTGTAAAAATATGGAAAACATTAAAGGGTTAATAATAATATATTTGAAGCCATATATAGTGTAGTATATCATACAACTTATACAAAATATAAAAACCATTAACCCTAAAATTAGCAGGTTAAACCGTTAACCTCAAATATGTGATTCGGTGGTTGTTGGTTTTTCGGGTAAGGTTAAAAATTTTATAATATGGTTGGTAATTGGGGGTAAAAACTCGTTTTCATCTGCTGATATAAAGTGCCATTTTTCATATGGTCTGTTATACAAGTCTATCGCATTTTTAATTTTTTCACGGATATTTTCAACATTGATGAATTCTTCTTTGTTAAGCTCTTGATGTGCAAAATTCTCTATTTTATTTTTAATAAAGTATTCGTCCCCGAAATATGAAAGGTGCCATCCCCCCTTTTCAACTGTATTCGCAAAATCATACATTCTTATTTTTTGAGAACTGGTGTTAAACAAATTATAAAACGCATATAAAAACACGATTTTTGCTCTTGACCATTTATGTTGCGAAATACAATTTAAATTATAATAATAAAAATCCATTAACAATGATATTCCGCCATCCGTTATCCCACTTAAGTTGGCAGTTTTTAACATTCTTAGAATGGTTGGATTAGGTATTTCATCTAAATCACATATAGTTATTATATCAAACGGATTTTTACCAATGCGTTCGTTATTAACCAAGTATTGGATTCCTCTGGCAATACCATTACGATGGGTATTTTCATTATCCCATTGCTCTTGTTTTTCTTTATCTGGGTTTACAATCCATTGAGTATCGTCATCCGACATCATAATATGTACTATTTTATTCGCAAAACGTGCGTACCTTTCTTTATTTTCAAAGAAAAAAAACGGCTTTGATGTTCCGACATGTGTTCGTGACCCTTCGCAAATGACGAAATAATCAACAATATCATATAGTATTGTTAGTCGATATTCTAATAAATCCAGTTCATTATAAAAAATAAAACAGTCAACTATCTTAGCTTCTTCCTGATGTGTTGAAACAGTGGGTGTTCTATTCATAAAGCTAGAAAAGTTCATTTCGTAATATCATATTATAGTATTACTTCTTTAACCCTTTTACCGACCAATTTGTCGGTAAACAAATTTTAATTTAAAATATAACCATATATACATTTATTACCATGGTTTCAAATATTTTAGAAAAGGTAAAATATTTGAATTTTGTAAAAATATGGAAAACATTAAAGGGTTAATATATGTACGAACTATTGTTACTGTTCAATTACAAGGGTGCTTCTTGTCTTTATTTACCTTTATAATTAAATTCCATACCGAATTTTTTACTATTATAACGTGGTAATTTATTAGCGGCGGCCGAAAGGCTTGATAAAAGTTCTTCTGTTTCGTTACCGTAATAGGCCGGGTCAACCTGCTTTTTTCCTTTAAATATTATATTGAACAGGTCAATATTATCGTGTAGCAATTTTTCTTTTATTTCATTTATACTTTTACCGTTTTTTTCATATTCTTGAATTAATTTAAAGAAACTAGAAGGTTCTACATTAACCTCGTAACTAGTAATACTACCCCCGATTGTTTTTTTTACTTTCTTACCGTGTTTTTTTCTTGTAAATTGTTTTATTGTATTGTAATATAGTTTATTCGTTTTGCGACGATTGGGTTGAACGTGTTTTTTAATACTACGTCGTGTATATTTCATATATACAATATCTTGAGGAAACATACCGTTTCCTTTTTGATTATGATATAGTTAATCATTAAAATAAACGTCTCTCAGTTTTCGCATATGTTTATCTGGAACTTTCTTTTCTTTAAATAGTCGTATTTTACTATTAATTGACTTGCTTTTGTCCAACATAGTTATTATAAAATACAAGGAATACATTCCACATTCGGTATTTGTTCTTTGATGATTATTCGGGTAATTTTCGTAGTACTTGTATTGATGCCCTAATTCGGTGGCTTGTTCTTGAATTTTTTTAACGAGGGCTTTTATTTCTTTCGGTGTTTTATTTGTCGCGCTATCAAAGTAAAATATAAACGAGTTTTCTGTGTCAATAAACATTGATACCCAATGACTTCCCTCTTGGGTATGTTTGTCTAAATTAAAAATAATACCTATATCTTTTATACCGGCATTAATATATTTCTTTAAAGAAAAGTGACATAGGTCGTCGAGTACACATTTGCCCATATTTTCATCTATTACTGTATCGAAGTCTATGGAGGTTGGACCAATAAACTTAAATGTCGGGTTGCTTTTTTCGTATTGTCTTAATACGTTTAATATGTCAAAATTAGATAACCATTCAGTTGGGTTCTTATGCCATTCTATGGGCTTTTTTGGCGCAAATACATAATCGGCAATAACTCTTTGTTGTTCTACCGACAGGAGTTTTAGCCAACAGTTTTCTTTTTCGCAAGTACCTGACATTCTTTTTCTAAGTTGGTCTAATATTTTACGTGGGTTGTCAGAGTAGATTGGATTATTTTTATACGGGGGGTGTTTGTTATACGCATTTTTTATTTCAATTAAAATTTGATTTGTATAACAGGTTAATTTATCCGGTGTTTTGTTTTTTACTAGAGGACTACAATTCATACGTTTTATTGTTTTATTTTTGCGTGGTGGGCGTGGTCTTATTCGCCTTGTTTTATTTATATACTGAAGCGGTTTCATTTTTTTAGGATTGTTTCGAGTCATTTACTTATATATATAGCATTGTTATTAAGGTTAACCTGCGGATTTCAAGGTTAATTATTTTTATAAATTGTATAAGTTGTATAATATACTACACCATATATGGTTTCAAATATATTATAAAAAGTAAAATATTTGAATTTTGTAAAAAACATGGAAAACGTTAAAGGGTTAATAATTATTAAAAAAATTGATTAAAAATTATAAATCATATTATAACTATGTTATAACAAATAAATCAAAATGGAATATTCAATACTTGATTTAAATAGAGAAATTGTATTAAATGATTATCAAAGTGCTACAAAAAAAAATAAAGAACTATTTATTACTGGTGATGTAAAAGCCAGTAGTGAATATATATTTGCTAATCAAAAAGAAGATGCTACCATAATATGTAATAAATTTTACGAAACACCTATAAGAGTTATTAGTATTGTAAAGAGAACAAAAGTAGGTATGGATGGTCTTATGATTGAAATAGCAAAAAATATGACTACACATTCTGATAATGATTTTGTTTTACATAGAAATAATATATTCTTTATTACTGCGATGAGCAATATATCTTGGGAGGATGATATGAAAGATAAAATACCATCATGTTTTAAAGATAATGTATATCATCATGGTAAATTACAAAGATTAAAAACTAAATTAAGAAACATAAAAAACGCTATAATAATAAATGATGAAATTGATAGTGGTGATAAAGAGGACCAAAAATTACATCTAATATTGAAGGAAAGTGGTATATTAGATATGAAATATATGGAAGAAAATAATATTCGGTTTGTATTTGTTTCTGCTACGATGATAAATGAGTTGCGAGATTTATACAAATGGGGAAATAAACATTATACGCACTATATGACTATACCAGATATTTATATAGGACATAAAGAGTTTTTAGAACTTGGTATTATTCAAGAATATTATCCAATTAATGATGATGAAACCGGTGAAAAATGGGTTCAGGAAGATATTTTACAAAATTATGGTTTAGATTATAGGGTTCATATTGTTAGAACTGATGAAAAAAATAAAGATTTTATATTTAATGCTTGTATAAGAAATAACATAGATTTTAAAAATCATACGTCGAACGACAGAATAAGTTATGAAGAACTATCAGATATATTTAACAATATTTCAAACCATTTAGTTATAGCTGTTAAAGGATTTTATCGTCGTGCTAATTTAATACCGAATGAATGGAAAAAGAAAATAGGTGCTACACATGAAAGATATGTTAAAAAATACGATACAAACGTTCAAGTTCAAGGATTGCCTGGTAGAATAAGTGGTTATTGGAAACAAGAAATATTAAACGGACATAAAACCGGACCACATAGAACATCAATAGATGCTATAAATGAATATGAAGAATTCTATAAAAATCCATTTGGAAAAATAAAATATAGCACAACAGGTTCAAAAAAATTATTTGTAAATCCAAAAAATATTCAAAATTTAGAAACCATAAACCAGATAGACACAACAAATAAACGTATTCCAATTATTATACATGTAAATGAAACTGATTTAATATTTACAACAAACAAAAGAACAGAAAAAATAAAATATGTGAAGTCTATATTGAATAATAATGAAACTTATACAAAATTATTTAATTTTATAAATAATCATCTACAAGTTGTTTGTGCTCAAATATCACGACCTAAAACGGATAGTTCTTATAAAAAGCATATTACAGATGTAGTTAATGCCAGCATCACTAATACTCCATACAGCGTAGATTTGGTAGAAAAATACAAAGACAAAAATAATTGGCAACTATTTATTGACAATAAAGAAAAACGTTTATGTTTTGTTATATGGTCTATTAATGAAGAATTATATTAACCCTTTAACGTTTTCCATGTTTTTACAAAATTCAAATATTTTACTTTTTATAATATATTTGAAACCATATATGGTGTAGTATATCATACAACTTATATAAATTATAAAAATCATTAACCTTGAAATTCGCAGGTTAAATCGTTAAAGGGTTAAGTAATATTTAACCGCAGATATTTTATAATCTTCTGTCTTATGTTTAGTCATCTATATTTTTTTCAAAAAAATATAAAAATACTCAGAGTGCGGTTTTAAACGTTCAAGGGTGTAAACGTATCGTTTTACTATACGTTAAGTGCTATATTTTACGGTGTTACCCCCATTACTGTAAAATATGGCTTCGACGATAAGTGTAATAACGATGAAGAATGTTATAATAGCAATTTATTAGTATATTCAATAATATTCTTTCTCGACTTTTTAATGTTTTCATTTGGTTTAGCGTTGGCAGGTTAAATAGCCGTTAAAACACAGAAGATATTAACCCTTTAACGTTTTCGGTGTTTTTATAAATTTCAAATATTTTACATTTTATAAAATATTTAACACCATTTATAGTATAATAGAATTTAATGATATGATAAATCAATAATTTTATTAACCCTGAAATCCACCGGTTAAATCGTTAAATGGTTAAATAATTACGCTGATTCATACGACCATTTATCATTATTAAAAGGGCTTACTGTCATATAATCGTCTTTATTGTTTTTCCAATAGTTAACCTTTGCCTCTAATATCATATCTTCTTTCGATTTAGGGGCGACATACTCATGTGCGGTTTTCATTCTGTTTTTTTCAAATTCACTAGGACTCGGTTTTATACCGTAACAGTTGACCCCGAAACGCATAGAAGTATCTTTTACATATCCACCATTAACTCCGGTTCTTCCGCACGTATTTTCTTGTCCTTTTATTTTTTGTAGTCGGTCATATGTAGCCTTCTGTGTGGGATATAGCACCTGTTGATTCGCACTCCAAGAATTTACACACCATTCAGCCCCTTCGTCATATGCGGTATTTAGCTGGTCGACGGTTGCAAGCTCCGCGTTAAACGCTTTACATACCGCCTTTGCGTCACTGTATGTATATAAATTATTAGATATATTAAACACTTCTGGCTTTTTTTCTTTCGGTTTTACCGGTTTGTTTTCAGGTTCTTTGGTTGGTTTATTATCGGTTTCTTTTATCTCATCGCGTAGACTATACCACGCTTTTGTTAACCCGCCGTCATTACCAAAAATTAGATCTACTATAGGAATATTTAGCACATAAATAAAAAAATTAACGATAATGACGGAAATTAACAGAATCCACAGTTTTTGTTCTATGAAATAGATTGATACAGGACGCGTTTCTTTCGTCATAGGAACACCAAATAGGTAAATAAACAAGTAAAATAAGAGAATAAAAACCAAACATTCGAAGAGTGTATTCGGATTATTGTAGAATCCATGAGTCCACTCTATTATATAACCAATTAAATTACGTTTGTCTTCTTCACTCAACGACCAATAAGAGTATATTATTAGAATAATTAGTAATCCAAAAATGAATATATCAATTCCACGGCTTAATGCCATTTTTTCTTTGAAAGGGTCGGTATCATCCTTATAAAACGATTTTATTAAGTAAAAAATAACCAGGTAAATTAATAAAAACCATATTAAAAATAGTATGTTAGAAAGGGAAAATATATCAGTAAATGACCCATTTTGGGTAGTATTTGTTTGTTTAGCCCCGCTGGTTTGATTAGTCCCGCCGGTTTGATTAGTCCCGCCGGTTTGATTAGCCCCCGTTTGTGAATTACCGTAAAAAAAATTATTGATAATAGACGATATAGTTGCTGATACGGATGTATTCGTTTCACTTATACCGAGTACGTTCGATGTTTCATTTATATTTAAGTTTACGTTATTTACATTAACTCCGCTTAAATCGGATCCACTTATATCGGTTTCATTCAACCCTTCCGTTATATTTTCATTAAGTAAACTAACCATTTATATAAAGATTATATATTATAGAATTATTCTGTTTTTTTTACATTCTCAAATTTAAAGATAAACGGAGTAGGGTGGGGGAAAAAAGTACTCGTAAAGTCACGGCTTTACCGTAATTCTGTAAAAAAGGCAGTACGCGGACGGGGTGACAATATTCGAAACACCCCTTTCCACTGTCCCATCATTATAATGAATCCATTCATCTAAATAATTTAACACAAACGCCGTATAATGACCACCTTCACATCCCCCGTAATGATTACATACACCGAATAAATCATATGTGTATTTTTGTGGATTGTATCCACACACATACCGGGATAGTTCCAATGATTTTATAGGATATTCAACCAAATCATTGCGCTTTTGACGACCACAATGAGAAAAACGTTTTAAAGAAATAATTAGTATTTCGGGGAAATTCCAAAACTCGATTTTTTTATTTATTCCTTCTTTCTTACCAGTGGTTTCGTTAAACCAAGAATTGGCTCCGTCCATTCGCTCTTCTTTCGTAAAAAGGTCGAAACAATCATATAGTGTATGTCGTTGAACAAAAGACGACGCGGAAAACATATGTCCGGGAAGTCCAGCCTTTTCGGGGGGTATTACTTGAGTTTCTGGAATTGGTAAATCTAATATAAAGAAGTTTTCAGGAATAGTAGAGTAAACCGTTTGTTTTTCATCCAGTCCAATTATCTTACTTACATAAATACCGTAAAACAGGTTTAATATTTCACTATATTCGTTTCTATAAACCATTTGTAAATAATTATAACATTTGATTGCTAATTCGTCCATGGCGTTTTGGGGAGTCCCATGAATTGTAATATCAATCTCTCTTGAAATACTCGTATGTAATGATTCTATAAAAAAATGGATGAATTCATGTATGTCATTTTGACTAAAGCCCGTAAACAGTGGTCGGTCTTTAATCATCGCCAGCTGATGGACTATTTGAACAAATCGGTTCGGGCAAACTGTTCCATCTCTTTGCCACATTAAATTGTGTAAACTCAACCATTCGATGAAAAAACTTGTATCTGGAATTCCGGGTTTTTGATGGGTTGTAAAGACATTTTCATATATAGGTTTTAATTCATATATATGATTTATTATTTGAATACAGGAGTTTAAAAAACAAGTGTTACCTATGTTTACGAGACCCGTGTACCCATGTGCGTCAGCAGGTAACGAATTAAAAAAAGATTTCATATGGTTTTTCATTTTACAAAAAAACAGGTCGTAATACATTACATACGTTTTATTTTTTATGTTTTATTTATTCGCAACAAATACATTTTTTTGTTTTTTACATATATTTATTTCAAACAAACGCGACGTTAAACGTAACATATCATAAATAGGTTGGTAAATTGTAAAATACATGAAATAGTAATATATAAATGGATCATTATAAAAGTGCGGATTAATTACAGGAATACACCTATCATTACAAGTAGTGTATTCCCGTTGTATATTTGTATTAATAAATCCGTTTTTACACAATCGAATATACCGTTGTATTTTGCGCTCATAACGTTTAATGGTTCAATTATTTCTATAATGTTTTGGTTAAATCCTGTAGCAAACAGAAAAGGTGTAATACATAATGTAGACGGATTGAGTGCAAGGTTTGTATTTGTTAATTATTTACTGTATAAAATCGTAATTGAACAACTTAATCTATTGCCCTTTTTAACATTTTACTGTATAATGTTATATTTATTTTATTTATCTCATAAATTATCGTGTAAAAATTGGTGTTGTAAGAATCATATAGTTGTTCATTTAACCGCACATTTGTTTTTCATTTTTTGTTTTTTATTACCGTCAATGATTTTCACAAACGTAACCGCAACTATATAATGCTGTAGTTTATATGTGTTGTAGTAAAAAATAGCTCATTACTGAGCTATTGTTTTTTTTGCTTTTTTTGTTTTTTTGCTTTTTGTTGCTTTTTTTGTAAACTAAATATTGATATTGTAAGGGGGGTAAATTTACACAGTTATCAATGAAGCCCTCCTCCACAATTGCACAGTACAACCGGCGAAATGTATTCTGTATTGGTTGTTTTATAGCCACCGCATTTGACGCAATTCGAAGCATTAAAATACAATTGTATATACTCCCATGTCCAATACTCGGTTTGGTTATCGTCAATATCTGGATTGTTTGTAGCGATTGACCTACGTGAGAAACTCTCCCTAATAACCGTATTTTTGTTATTTAAATAATATATATCATCTGCCAAGTAAAACAACGAGTAACACACTTCATCCAAACGGTCAAATAGGTATTCTTTGATGTTATGGATTATTTCAAATGGCAATTTGCGACAAACCGTATGGATTGTTATAATCTTTTTCATCGAAACTTTGAACCTTGGAAATTTCGGTAAATAAGTAAACTGATATGGTGGCTTGTAACCCATATTCTTTAATAGTTGGTATGTCAGTTTTCCGTGAACTTTATGGTTAAAGTTCTTGGACTTTAATCCCGCCTTTAAACTTTGAAACCTTTCCTCCGTGATATCTTTAAGGTTCATAGCGTTTTTTGTGCGTTCCAGTCTGGAATATACGGTAGGTGCGGTGAAAATACTGATACTCGACATTACACAATGCTTTATACTTACTTTGTTTGATTAATTTATCCCAAATACACTTATTATATAAAATCTTTACTATGAGTGTATGAAATATAAAAAAAATACGATCAATTTTATAAAGAAATCTACCATCGCATGTAACAATTTAACCCTTTAACGTTTTTAACAATTTACAAAAATCCAAATATTTTACCTTTTATAATATATTTGAAACCATATATGGTATAGTACATTATATAACTTATACAAATTATAGAAATAATTAACCTTGAAATCCGCAGGTTAAATCGTTAAAGGGTTAAGTGGTACTAAAATATATATACTAGGGTTTTGTTACATAGTTAACGATTTCAACCATTCGTAGCAAATTAAGTTTTAGTAAAATAATTTATAAACTATTTTATATAATGGCTACTTTTCTATATGTAAGATCAGACGATTACAAAGGTAACACACCAAACAATATAAGTGAATTATTTAATTCGCTTGGTATAAATGATGGTAATAGTGATTACTTATACGAAAAAATACAATCAGTCGATTTTACATGTGAGCCGTTTAGTAAAGAAGATATAAATAAATATGTAAAAAATAGTATATGCATTTACTTGGAAGATAATACTGGCAAAATTATCGGTATATGTTGCGTTAGATTTGATAAAGAAATTATATTTTTAACGTTTATTTGTGTTCCCCCAAAAAGTAAAGGTAATGGAAAAATGCTGTTAGGTAAAATAAAAGATATTTCAAATGAAACTAGCTACGCTATTGAATTAAGTTCAATGCCTAATGTTGTAAAGTATTACCAAAATAACGGATTTGAAATTAAAGACCCGGAAATTGACCAAGTATCTAAAAGACATAATGTAACTACAGATGATTTTAGTGAGTATGGAACAATTGATATGAGTTATACACCAAGAACTACACCCCCAAAAAAAACGGTTTCGATACAAGTGGATGAACCTAAAAAAGTAAAATTTTCAATGCGAATACCAGTAAAAATGCGTTGTTTACACACAAGTAAAAGATCCCTCCGAAAAAAACGGACTATTAAAAATAAGCCTATGTCTATAATTCATAGAACAAGATCGTATTTAGAGTTTCAACGTTCAATAAAGAACTCTAATAAACGTAAAAGCGATGCTTTTTACCCCCATGTAAATAAAACTAGACGATTAACATAGTAACTTTTATGTAAAACCGCATTCTATGTAATTTAATTATAGTATTAACCATTTAACGTTTTCCATTTTTTTACAAAATCCATATATTTTACTGTTTATAATATATTTGAAACCATATATGGTGTAGTATATTATACACCTTATACAAATTATAAAAATCATTAATCTTGAAATCTGCAGGTTAAACGTATAGTTGAATTTACATATATTACACCCTTTAATGTTATCAATGATTTACAAATCCATTTATGGTAATAAACGTATATATGACATTACATAAATCAACGTTTCAAATATTTTACTATTATAAAACATTTGAAACCATATATAGTGGCGTTAAAGTTAACCGTATGATAAATTAAAATAATCGTCATGTCCTCAGATCAGCCGGTTAAACCGTTAATAGTGTTCTTTCTTATGGCATTTTTCACATAAAGACGCCAAATTTGCTGGATGGTTTTTATGAAATAACTGTCCATCCTTTGTTTTAATAACTCCCAATTCATTTGCCTTTCTTTGTGGTTCAATATGGTGTATTTCCGTTGAAATTTCCACCCTACATTTTTCACATACTCCTATTAATTTCTTTGTATTGTATTTCGACTGTGCGAATGTAAGAAATCCACCATTTTCCGGATAATGACGATTACGTATTTCAAACGCATTGTCCAAAAATTCGGTTGGTAAATTCATCGACTGACAAACAGTTAATCCATATGAAGTAATACCTACCCCGTCTTTTAGTTTACGGTCATATATTAAACGTCCACTTACGGTGTCATATGTAACTTCTAAATGTTTTATTTTTATATTTGATAATTTTTCCATTTCTTCCCATTTGACAATTTCATGGAAATGTGTAGCAAAAATAAAAGATGCGCGACGGGTATGAAACTCGGTTAAAGACGCCATAATAATAGAAAGTCCAGACTCCATTTCAGTTGAACTACATATCTCATCTCCCAATATAAGACTATTACAATCCGCCTGTTTTAATATTACCGCCAATTCGCTTATTTCTACCTGAAATGTAGAAAGATTTTTGAATAAATTATCATTTCCTATAATACGTGAAAAAAGAGCCGTATATGGTTTATATATAAATGATTCACAAGGAACATATAACCCAGCCTGTGCTAATATAACACATACCCCTATTGAACGAATAAGACTCGTCTTACCAATAGCATTTGTTCCAAAGAGAAGAATTCCGTCTTCCCCTTCCACCCCCATTGTTACATCATTTGGAACATATAATTCATTCGTCTGTAAATGTTCAATTAAACAATGCCTCATTTTTGTCGCTTTTAAAAACGATTTTTGCGTTTTTTCGTTGTTGTCGATTGACGGACGACAATAACCGTATTCACGTGCAATAAACGCCTTTGTAAACAATACATCTATATCACCCGTATAGTTTATATATTGAGTAATTGCCGAAGACCAGGTGTCCTCTATTTCTTTAATTATGGAGTAATACACCCTTGATATTTCTATATTAAGTTTTTCATCCGTTTTTAGTATGCTTTGTGTTAGGGTTGTAATAAAAGGAGCCTGTATTTCACTCACCGAACCAGAGGCAACTATATGAATGTCTTTAAAGGAAATTTTAAATGAGTTAGTAGACGATATATAAACACTAATAAATTCGTCGGTCATTGACGCCAGTATTTTTTTTAAAGCAACCGCGCGGGTGGCGGTTAATTGAAGCGAAATACCCCCTTTTTCCGTTTCGTGGATTTTTATATATTCCGTTTGTGCGATTCCGTTTCCTTTTTCTTTGACATTCTGTGACGCCCGTATTAGTTGATTAAAATATTCGTATATTGCTTTTAACTGACTTGCGTATTCGGTCTTTTTTACCAAAAGAGTGTCTATTTCTTGGCTAATTCCTGGTTTAATAATATTGGTTTCAAAGCTTTGAACCGTATTCGTATTTTTACAAATATCTATATAAAGATTAATGTCTATGAATTCTTTAAATTCGACAAAAGAATTAATAAGTTTGTCATCCGCCGTAAAAAGATTGTCTTTTACATCGGTATCTTTAAATAAAACATTGAGTTCTTGTAATATACATACACTATTGTATAATTGATATACTGCTGATGGGTATATTTTATTTAAAACTATTTGTCGGTATATTTTTTCTATATCTCTTATACAACTAATTTTCGTTCGAATCTCCGCCATTTGGCCGGGATTATATAGCTCCAATACGGTGGCTATTTTTTCATACTCCGTTTCCAATCGTTCAATGTCAAACGTCGGGTTAAGTAATTTTCTTTGGAATAACCGCCTTCCAATCGCCGTACCGCACCGGTTCGTAAATGAAAGAACGGACGAAAGGACACCGCGCCCCCCTTCAGTTGTATTGTCATTAATTATATTTAACTGTCTTAATGTATGGTTTGCTAATACTAACCGACTAGATGTATTGGTAAAAACGGGGACGGCTATTTTACGTATTAGGTTTATATTATGTTCTTTAATAAAATCCAATAAGTAACAAAACGCTTGTGTGGCAATAGAGTTTTTTTGAAAATCGCTGTTTTGAAAATAAATATTCGGGTTGTCGTAATAACTTGATAAAATGGATTGTATATAAGTCTGTTTCTCACAGTTACTAATTTTACTTGAAATGGTTGACTGGGAAAGGTTGCCGTTAGACTGGAGTGTAGACAACCATTGTTGTGAGAGGTTCTGTTCGGGACTTGGTGTCTCAATCGCCAATGATTCCTTAGAAATAATATGTATTGTGTTGCAATGAACACCCGCATATCGTAATATAGTTTGTATAGTTGGTTTTTCTATTGTATTTGAAATAATAATTACCTCACTCGGCGGAAATGTAGAAAAGAAACGTTCCATTTCGTCAAATGTAGTCGGATTCATTGTAAAAACGGTTTCATACTCAAAAATGGACGTTTGACCAGTAAAAATATTAATTGCCGAAATACCATACACTATATTTGGAGTAGAAACGTATGATGGCTTTTCTATGTTTTTATTTTTGCCTTTTTTATTTACTAATAATTCTAACCAAATACAAATAATATGTGTCTGTTGTGTAACAGAAGTATCTTCATCTTCGTCATAACGTATAAATGTACCGCGTGAATATACCCCATCAAATACACGGGTTACATCTTTGCCATTCTTTTCTTGAATGAAAACAACGGCTATAAAATCCGCCTCTACTAGTTTCTGTAAATATTTATCCAGCATATAGTTGCGAAACCCCATCATCATTATTTGCTGGTCGTCGGTTTTATAAGTAGCCTTTTTTTCAACCAGACTTAAATTACAAATACGCGATATATCTTGTGTCTGTAGATGTTGAACCGCACCGGTTGAAATTGTTTTATATGTATAAATTTCAAAAAAACTACCCACCTCTAAAAGTACACAAGTTTTATTTCCATACTTTGCCTTGTAAGTTGTATCGTACTCAAAGTATTCATCGTATATAGAACGGGATACAATAGACGTCGGTTTAGATCGCTTCATTTATAGTGTTGGTTTTGGGGCTAAGTTGGTAGGTATAATACTTATTAATTATTCTTTATATATTTATCTTTTTTGCCGTTTTCTTGTTTGTGCCATTAAAAAAGCACGTTTACGATGATTACACCCGTCGCGTAATATATGATAGTCTACTATAGAAGAATTTCCGGCGGTTATAGCACTTGCGAGTCTCGCGAATCCCCACGATTGGGCGGTCTGATTTGGCCGTGAACCGGATGAGTAATATGCCCCTTCTCCTTTCTTAACTATTTGTTTTAATGCGTTTAAAGAACAACCGGTTGCTTTTGCGAGTTCCTTATTTGGTACTATTTTATCAACTCCGTAAATACGTTTTGCGTTTTCTATATGATTGGATGGTCGCGACTTGAAAGAACGAACAGGGGGTCTGTTATAAAAAATGTGGTTTTTATACAACTTACGTGAACGGTTTATAGCGGTTATTTGACGTAGTTTGTCCCTTCTGGATAGTTGATTTGGAACATATCGCTTCGGTATTTTTATATTACCACCATTGAATGATGTATTTGTGGGTTTTACTTCCATTCTGTGTATATATAATACATATTTTCTTTTTTTCTATTAACCCTTTAACGTTTTCCGTGTTTTTTACAAAATTCAAATATTTTACATTTTATAAAATATTTGAAACCATATATGGTGTAGTATATTATACAACTTATACAATTTATAAAATCATTAACCTTGAAATCCGCAGGTTAAATCGTTAAAGGGTTATAGGATATTATTCTAACCCTTTCACGTTTGTTGTCTTCGTCGTCAATAAATAACCCCACTATATTGTTGGAAAATACTGCCAGTCCAAAGATTTACATATTAAATACCAGGTTGCGTCATTCTGTCGCTGTTTTTCAATATCTTTCAATGTTGTAATATAAGGCAAATATTGCGTTTGATCTAACAAAACACATAATTGGTGTAATATATAACTGTAAGACAGCAGGTTTGTTCGATTTGCAGGGCAATATATCGAAAATTTTGGCTGAATTTCGATAAAAAGAACACATAGGGTTTCAATCAGTGCTTCGCTCATAACAGGGGGTTTCACGCCAAAGATAGAATTAATATATTGTATATGTTCAAAGTATTTGTTTAAACATAGTTTTCGCAATATATCGCGCATTATTTCGTAGTTTAGTTTTGAAAGGTCGGCAATACGCTCCTTTTTAATTCTTGCCCGTATCATTTCAATAACTTCCGGCGGTATCTGTGTTGTTTCCTTCGCTTGAAATTGTGATAGAATTTCTTTAAAATGGTTAAGACGAATATAAGCAGTATAGGATATTTCGTTCGGCGGTTCTTTGTTAAACGGCTTCGACCCATCTACAATATGCATAACAAACTTGCCACATTGGGGGTTATTACATATTAATATTCCCTCTTCCTCTTGATGAATAAATTCACCTATTTCGCAATAATGACATATATCCATTGCTACGGCGTAATTCTTTATATTCAGTATTTCCCCGTTTACGTTTTTCCAATAATTTTGATATATGTATTTTGAAACATTGTATTTTTCGTTGTTTTCAATTGTCTCCTCTTCGTTATTCGCCGTTTTAACTTTAAAGAAATTGTTCAATATATTTGTATTTTGGTTTCCGCCGCCTGTAGAGATGTTTTTTTTTTGTTCAAAGTAATGGAAGATACATTTCGCGTTTTCTAAATAGTATTTCTTCTTTTTCATTTTCATCTCTTTAATTTCCGCTTTTTTTTCCATAATTCGATCATACGTTTCTAAATACTTGTCTATATTTGTTACATTTGGGGGAGGGATAGGCGTTAACACGATTTTATCTTTGGCAGAGGTGTGTTCATCAAAATGTATAAGACTAATTAGCACCCGCTTTAATTTACGTATTTCCTTTAGCAGTTTTGGTATTTTTTCCGTTTCGTTTTTTTCAAACAATTCCATTAATTCAATATGTTTTTCGTTAATTGTATTGGGCTTTTTCGATTTTGTTTCTTTTGCTGGTGACGGTTGTTGAAAGGCGGTGGATGGGGGTATGTTAATCATCGAGAATAACTTTTATTTTTAAATTATATTATTAAAGTGATAATATAGTTTTTATGTCATTACATAAAATATCGTTATAAATATATTAATGCCCCCTAAATTTCCTAGCTTTGCTACTATTAAAAAAAATATAAATCGCCGAGAGACACGAAGAAATAAATATAGACATGCTTCCAACCAGTTATCAATAAAAGAAGGTCATGTATTACCAATGGATGTTAAAGAATATCTTGAAAAATTTCAAAAGACACGAAGAAAACAAATCTATAAATATAGATTTGCTTCCAAGCAGTCGTCAAAAAAAAGTGAGGAATCACCAATGGATGTTGTTTCATCATCACCGATGGATGTTGTTTCATCATCACAAATGGATCTTGACAAACAGTTGTCAAAAAAAAGTGAGAAATTGCCAATTGTTGTTCCACTACTATCAGAAACGAATGCTAATTTACCAAAGGGTACAATGCCGTTACCTAAATTAACACACATTATTAAAGGAAGTGATAGTATAAATACCATAACAAATAATATTGATAGATGTAAATCTATATTAGAAAATAAACCAAGTAATAATAAGCTTTTAAATACTTTAGTAAATGAACGTAATTCAATCAGTTGTTTTATGCAAGTAATTTATGGTGATGATAGTATTAACCGCCATATAAGTGAAATAAAAAGAAAAATAATACAATATAACAACGAAGAATCTGGTTTTATGGTAATTTATGGGGGGACATCCTGGAATCACAATTTTTCACAAGATACATTAGATAAATTAGATTTAAGTATAAATGCAGATGGTAAGGTAGATAAATCACTACGAGATGTTTCGTTTTTAAAAAAAAACTATGATATATTAGTAGCAACCTCAGATAAAAGAAAAAAAAAAGAACTTACAGATTTTTTTACAGAATATTTACAAATATTAAAAATTAAAATTAATATTTTATTCGATAAACATAATATAAGGTGTAAGTGTACATTAGAAAAAGATAATGGAACAAGCGGAATAGGAACAATTTTAAATGATAAAGAATGTGTTAAATTCAGACTATTACTAAATAGTTTTGTTGAGAATGATTTACGTGATTTTCCTGAAACAAATGACGCATTATACGAATTATTAAATGAGGATGAGAAGGAATATGTACGTGTAAGTAATTACAATAATCGAACATCACGTAGAGTTACAGTTAAAAAAAACAAGGTACAAGTTAACAGTGGATGTAATAATGAACTTGCTTTTTATATTGAATTGGGATATGATAGTAATATAGATACTGCTAGGTTTAAATTATTTTTAATAGAAAATGAATATTTAAATAAAGCGGGATGCTTTATAATACAATCGTTTCTTAATACAGACCGTAAGGATAAAGGAATAAATATAGATGAAATAAGACGATTTTATTGTATATGGTCTATTATTATAGGCAAAGATAAACAACAAGAATATTATGATAAAATACTAACACCATTACAAACAATATTTCCAGAGAACACTGATATTATTGAAAAACTATATTTATATGGATTTAAAATGTTTAATGCGACGGTGAGTCAACGAATAAATACTACAACGAAAAGAGGTGATTTTAATATGTTTTTAGAACAATTTAATAGTTATTTATTGGAATCTAAAGATAAACGTTTTTTATCAACATCCAATATTTCAATACGTGAGTATTCAAATTTATTATTTATCGAAATTAATAAATATTTGATTGAAAAAGAATATGGGTTATTAGCAAAGGCGGGGGGAGAATGTATGAGATATTATATTAAAGACGAAAAAAATGAAATAAAAACAAAAGATTTTGATTGTAAGTTATTTATTAATAGTAGTAATTATAAAAACAATATGGAATTAGTAAAAAAAAAAATACTACTGTTAATAATATTTACTTCTTTATATTTTAATGAATTGGAAAAATTTAAAAATGTTACAGATACGTATATGATAAATTTCGCTGGTAAACAATATACTATTAATTTATATGCTGACAAACAATCAAGTCTTTTTTCATCAAGAGCATTGTATGATTTTAACGTCCCATTATTTTCATTAGATTTAAGAATACTATATACCATAACTACACCTATTACTAATAAAACAAAAAAGAATACCAAAAAATACTCCTTCCAACATAATTTCCAACGTAATATTACAGGAAAAAAAAGATTAATTAAAGAACTTACCCCTTCTAGTAAAGAAATTGATTCTAATGATACAAGTGTTGATTTGGATGATATAGTGGTTGATGTCGATACGAAACATAAGAAAAGGAAGTTAACCGGTGGTGGTGGTGGTAAAAACCATATAATTAAAAATTATTTTATTGAAACACCTATAGATATTGCTATTACACCTGATAAGATAAATAAGGGTGATATAAATAATATATTAGTACAGCGTGAAAATTTACCGCCTATATTAACATTAGAATATTTAAAAAAAGACATTGAACATACATTAAATCATCCAAAACCGTATTTAAATAGACTATTTGCTGGAAAAATAGAAAAGGACAAAGTCCGACTTGGAAAATTACAATACTCACTCCCGGATGTTTATTCAAATAATAGTAAAGAATATATAGATGATCTGGATAAATTACCTGACGAAAATAGTAGGGTAAGATTATCGTCAATTTTTCAGGCATTGTTAAATTGTAATATTAATATTAATGGCATTTATGATATAAATACAGATACAGTCATTAATGAAGATAAACCCCTTATTGAAAAAGCTGCTAAAATATCTAAAAACGCACAACGTTCATTGGATAAAAATAAGCGTTTTAAAACTCCGTTTTCTTTAGAATTGTTAACACAATTAATTGATAATAATAAAAATGAATGGTTAGAAGAAAATGAAGAAGAAGAAGAAAAAGAAGACACAATTTAATTAACCTTTTAACGTTTTCCATGTTTTTTACAAATTCAAATATTTTACTTTTTATAATATATTTGAAACCATATATGGTGTAGTATTTCATACAATTTATACAGTTTATAAAAATCATTAACCTTGAAATCAGCAGGTTAAAGTGATATATGTTGTTTAATTGGTTATTTACAATTAACTCTTTAACGATTTTACCGACGGATTTGTCGGTAAACGACTTTTGATTTATGTAACGTTATATACACAATTATTATTATAAATGGTTTCAAATATTTTATAAAATGTAAAATATTTGGATTTCGTAAAAATGATGAAAACGTTAAAAGGTTAACATACTACTAAGTATTTTTACTTAAATAATGTAAATGAAAGGTCGTTTTTTAACGATGATGGAAGTTTCCACCTTTTGTAAATTTCTAACGCAAGTAAACCACCCAATACTTGAGCGACAATATACGGCAATACTGTTATTGGCGGAATTTTACCCGCTATCGCCAAAATAATGGTAAGGGTCGAATTTACCATACCCCCCGAGAGTTTTTGTATAAATAGGATAACAATCGCCAATGTAATACCAATTAATAACGCGTTTCCAGTAGCCAAAATAACATAAAAAAATATGGCAGTTCCTAAAAATTCAGCTAAATAATTCAACATTATATATATAAAAAGGCTATAAATAACATTTCCCAATCACTTAACTTATTTAACACACAATTATTTAACTGTGTCGCAATATTTTGATGTTAACCGTATATTGTAACATTGTCTTTTGATGTAAATAAAAATAATGAACTTATTGAAATAAAAAAAACCAAAAATATAATTAATACTAAAATCCACGAAAAAATAGGGGTTACATAAACACAAATCATATTTAAAACAACAGTAAAAAGTATTATATACAGAAATTGAATGACTAAGACAAAGACGTTGTTATTTACATCACATTCATAATCGCCTAAACAATAGACGCGAGTATTACCAGTATTTTGAACAATAAATGTAATAAACATTATTAGTGAAACGACCAAGTAAAACATTGCTGGTTTGCATAAGGTAAAATTCATTATATATATTTTACTTCGAAACCAAAGTGGAAGATGTGAATTGGTACTTTGAAACTCGTATGATATTTTATACATATAACTTATCACCTGCCATTGAATTTAATGTTGGCATTGAATTTGACATTAAAGCTGATCCACCTGTAATTAATGTTTTATTTACATATTTGAATTTATTTTTACTGTTATTATAGTTTTTATAACTTTTGTTACTTTTTAGGTGGTTTATGCTTCTACTACTTCTATTACCAAATACCATAAATCCTCCTTTTTTATTACAAAAACAATCGCCACTCATTTTTAAATATTTTGAGCTTGATTTACGTTTATTAACAATACGTTTATTTAATGTTTTAATGGTATGATTTTTTCCACCTGTTATAATACTATCTTTGGTTTTCGTCATATCTACTATATTATTTACCGGGTTTTTTTCACAAAGTAACAATTTTTCAAAGTGTTTATTATTGTTATTTGTAACTTTATATGGACATGATGTGTTTTTATTTGGCGGTAAAATACAATAATATAATTTCGGTTTCACATCTTTTATTCTCTTGGTTAAAATGACTTTTTGCTTATTAAAATTATCATTATGCAAAAGTAAATTAACAGAACTATTGTCCTCTGTTACACTTTTGTTTTTTTTTGAAAGTAAACTTTCTTCATTATTACGAGTAAAATTCTTATTAACATGCGATTTTTTTGAAAAAGGATTATCAGAAAAAGGAGGTGGAATATTAGTAGACGGTATAATATATGTTTTTTTTACTAATGGAATAGTATTATTTTCATCTAAGTATTTGGTTATAAAAGCAAATTCCTTATCTTCTAATCTATGTTCTTCGTAATATTTTTTAAATTTTAATAATCTATTTGTAAAAAAAATTTCTAAAAGTGTTTTCAACTCTTTTAACTCTTCTGCTGTTTTTTCGTTATTTTTCCGTAATATTGATTCTATTATAGAGTTTTTCATTAAATATGTTTTTAAAAAATTTTTTGGTGTAAGATATTTCAAAAAAGATACGTAATTAAACTTATCAACAAATAGTAATACCTGCTCATCATTAAAATTTAAAAATAATTCATTAAAAACATCTTTTTTTGTATCATTTAAACCATCTCCTTTATTATCATGAAATAACTTAATTGCTTCATCAACTTTTTTTTTTTCTTCAAAAGTTAATGAATACTCGCGTAATAATTCAACAACAGGCGATAATAATGGTTGAAAAGTTTTTTTATGTGACATATATACAATATATCTTTATTCTATATCGACATGAGTAAGCATATGTCTTCGACAACATACGTTATTTAAGCCCAACATATCAAGCACTTCACCTTCAGCGGTTTTTTTCATATTTTCTTTCGTTAAATATACAACTTTATTAATATCATTTGATTCCGCTAATTTTTTTTCTTTGACCTTTTCCAAAAACCAACGATATTTATCTGCTAAAACATTCCCGCAAGTAAAACATTTAATTGGAATAATCATTTGTGTATTGATGTAATTAATATATAGTATTTATTTATAATCAATTTTTTACAAACACCTAGTTTATTGCTTTTAAGAAACGAAGAAATATGACCTTATGCGGTTTTTAACTCTTTAACGAGTTAACCTGCGGATTTCAGGGTTAATGATTTTTATGAATTTTATAAGTTGTATGATATACTACACCATATATGGTTTTAAATATTTATAAAAAGTAAAATATTTGTTTTTTTGTAAAACATGGAAAACGTTAAAGGGTTAATAAACCATATGGGATTTAACCGACGAATTTGTCGGTAAACGAATTTTGATTTATGTAAGACCATATATACGGTTAATACCATAATTGGATTTTTGTAAAAATACTAAAAATGTTGAAAAAATGATATCGTAAAATTGATTATATAAAAATACAATTTATATTTACATACAAACCGCCGAAAATGAACTTTTACGAAATGAAATGTCAAGGAACTAATAATGCCGGTAAAAACTGCGTTCGTTTCAAGGTGGAAAATAGCGAGTATTGTAAATGTCATCAGTATTTTGCCGATTATACACCCGAAATGTTACAATCACTACGTTTATGTAAATTATGTAGAACAATGCGGTTTATCAAAGACGCCGAACAAACCAAATGCGATGTATGTATAGGTCCGGTTGTAAATTGTGCATACAAAGAATGTAAGTTCAAGCGTTCTGACGAAAATAAATACTGTAAAAAACATCAAATTGGTTTATTTTTGGATGAAGTCAAGGAAGAGGGTAAGAAGGTTTGCTATCAATACATACGTGGATGCCGTTCAAAGTTAGATATGGAATATCAGTTTTCGAAATGTGGTAAATGTCTAGAAATTGAAAGGAAAAAAGACCATATAAAACGTAATACAGCAAAAACAACTGTTGTTACTGAACCAAATATTCGTATTTGTACGACGTGTTGTACTAAACAGCCCAAAGACGAGTTTATAAGCGAAAAGGATAATGAAATAGAAACAAAAACGTGTTTGACATGTCGAAAAGCACAAAAGACGCAAGATGAACGTCGAGATAAAGAACACCGCAATGAATTGGCGCGTATAGCAAGTAAAAACCCTGAACAAATCGCAGTAAAAGAAAAATGGCGAGAAAATAATTACGAAAAAGTCGCAGAAACTTGGATGAAGTCGCGCAATAAAAGAATCGAAACAATGGGGATAGAGGAATATCTGTTAAAAAACGCGGAAGATGCCAAGAAATGGCGTGAAAACAACCCGGATAAATGTAAAGAAAATAATGAAAAAAAGAAAAATAGTACAGAACTTCAATATATGGTATATTGTCGAAGTGCCGAATATAAAAACTTGAAATTTGAGTTATCGAAAGATGAATATAAGTCTATTGTTCAACACCCGTGTCATTATTGCGGAACGTTTAAAGAAGGAAAATCATTCAGCGGAATTGATAGGAGAGACCAAACATTAGGATACACTGTTAGTAATTGCGTGCCTTGTTGTGAAATGTGTAATTATATGAAAAAGTCATTAAGCGAAGAAGTATTCATCAAGAGAATAGAGCATATATTATTATATAATGGTCTAATAAGTTGTGGTGAATATTACTATGAATTATTCACAGATCACAGTTCTATAACATATAATAAATATGTTACAAGTGCTACATTCAAACAGTTTGATTTTCAAATTACTGAAAAACAATTTCATAACTTAACAAGTGAAAATTGTTATATCTGTGGTAAAATACCTACTAGTACACATAAAAACGGAATAGATAGATTTAATAGCAGTATAGGGTATGTATTTGAAAATTGTAGGTGTTGTTGTGGCGAATGCAACTATATGAAAAATAATTACGATTATAACGTATTTGTAGATAAATTAAAAACTATACATACACACTACAATAGTAAACAATCTGCTGACGAAACTATTGATTTTAACGAAAAAACACAATTGAATGAAATGGAACAATTAAGTAAAAAATCCGATTCAAATGGTAATGAAAATACTATTATAACAAAAATAGTAAAAAAATCAAAAGAACAAATTAAAGAAGAAGCTAGAATTCGAAAACAAAAACAAATTGCGCGATTAAAAGAAACGATTGGAAACGAAGAATACCGAAAAAAAAAAGCACAAGAAAACGCGTTAAGAAGACAAAAAATGATAGATGAAATAGGCGAAGAAGAGTATAAAAAAAATAAAAACGAAAAAATGTTAAAATATAGACAAAGTAAAAAGGATAGATTAAATAACCAATCAGAACAAAATGGTGATACGTAATTTTATTTAATATTTTGCCAATTATATTAGCGAATATCTCGGTAAATAATTTATGTAATTTGTAATGTTGTGTATATAGCTTTATTTTTATTTATGTATATCCCTTTAATAATTTTACCGACAAATTTGTCGGTAATCAAAATATGATTTATGTACGATTATATATACAGTTATTACTATATATGGTTTCAAATATTTTATAAAAGATAAAATATATGGACGTTGTAAATAGACGAAAGATGTTATATGGTTAATAAGAAATAGGTGTTTTTATAAAACCATTTACGGTGATAATTGTTTTAAATATATAAAATATAATAAAAGAATTAAATTTTAAATTCGCGGATCAAATTGTTAAATGGTTTAACATTTTCAACAATTTACAAAAGTTCAAATATTTTACCTTTTATAAAATATTTGAAACCATATATGGTGTAGTATATCATACAACTTATACAAATTATAAAAAAATCATTAACCCTGAAATTCACCGGTTAAATCGTTAAAGGGTTAATCGTAAAATATGAATTTTTGTAAAAACACTGAAAAAGTTAAAGGGTTGAAAATGTAAAATTATTATAATGTATGGTATGGTGTGTAGTAGTTCACAACTAGTTTGAATAAGCCACTCCAGCCATTCCACTCATAACCCTTAATATGTTATAGTTCACAGCATAGACGCGAACCTTAGCAGTGGAAACACCGGCAACGGCTCCAGCGGAAAGAACCAACTGGAGAACGGCGTTGTCAATACGCGAGAAGTTACATGAACCACTTGGTTGGTGTTCCTCTGGGCGAAGGGCAAAACTGTAAACATTAATACCTGTGTCAGGGTTTCTGGTATGGTGCTGGTAAGGCTGAACAACGTCGAAGTAAGAACCCTCGCGCTCAGAGAATCGGTCTTGCCCATTTAGCTGAAGCTTGGCGGTAACAACTGGGTTCTCTCCCCAACAATGCATATCAAGTGCAGTCTCAGAAAGAACAAATGTACCTGCGTCACTAACATATGACCCACTAATAGCCCCACCCCCTTGTTGGTTGTTAAATGGTATTTGAGTGCCGGCGGCGGCGGGAGTACTACTAATATTAGCATAATTAGTACTATTATACCAATTTTGGCCTGAACCCTGATTACTAGTTAAACCATCAATAGCACCGGGCATTTGAAAAAGACCATTTGTGGCAATAAACGCATTAGAACCAGCAGTTTCATTAGGTCCACCGAAGGCGTGAATTGCGTTCGGAAGAGCATCAATTGCGTCAGTGTAGTTAAACGGCTGTGCGCCCAGAGTCTTGAAAAGAATCTGGCTAGCGTCAAGAGAACTGCAGTAATCAACATTGGCGTCTGGCTGAACAACCCATATAAGTTCTTTAACTGGGTGGTTAAAGTTAAGCTTAATCTTGTTAGAAGAAGAACCGACACTTTCATCACCAGTAAACTGAAGTTGCTCAATCAAATACTCATGAGGGTTTTGTGCCATCTTACGACGCTCATCAGTATCCAAAAAGATGTAGTCAACGTAAAGAGAAGCGGCAACTAGAGACTGCTGGTAAGCCATGTTGACAGTGGCAGTTCCAGCAGCTTTGTATAAAGAACCAACGGCCCACAAACACTCACCAATTGGGCGAATATCAAGATTAATCTTAACTTCGTGGTACTGCAAAGCAATCAAAGGCAGTGAGAGACCAGGGTTCTTGGAAAACCAGAAAAGAAGAGGAATGTAAAGAGTGGTCTCTGGAAGAGCATTACGAGGAGCGCATACCTGGGATGGACCACTTGCTGAAGAACAAGGTCCAGAGACATTGGCAAAAGTAGGGTCAGTAATGTAAGTCAGTGCGGTGGTATTTCCAATCATCTTGTAGTACCCACGCTGTTGCTCCTTGGTAAGAGTAACCTGGTTCCAGATATGCATCCAGTCACCGTATTGTCTGTCAATTCGTTGACCTCCAATCTCTACCTCAACCTGTGCAACCAACTGCTCACCAATAAAGTCCAACCAACGAGCATACACACCATCCTTAAAGTCTCCTGTTGTGTTTATCATTTGCTGGTTAATCTCGGGAAGAGTTACCTGCAAGTAAGTGCGGTAACACAAATCACCGTTTCGGCTAATTGTGCAAGTCACGCGACGACCGAAATCGGCCTGTCCCTGAAACGTCTGTTCAATAGACTCCATAGCAAAGTTTGTATGGCGACGGTATGATACCTTCCAAAAAGTTATTTCGGGCGTACCCGTAAGAAACACATCTTGTGCCCCATATGCAACTAGTTGCATTAAACCACCAGCCATTTTCTTTAATATACTATATCAAAGAAAATAAATTGTAAAATTATTATTTTTCCTAAAGAAAGAAAATTGAATGTAAAGTATATAAAATCATAAAGGCATATTTTTTACAAAACATTTAACGAAATTTGTATTCAATAAATGGCTAAACGATGCGTTCATAACAAAGAGTTACGGTTTTGTTCTACTTGTCAAGGCGGTGGTAGTGGATTATGTGACTGTGGTAAAAATAAATACACTTGTTCAAACTGTGGTGGCACTTCATTGTGCGTTCATAAAATAAGAAAACGTGATTGCGTTGAATGTATTGGGGCAGGTGTATGTATCCATAATAAAAGAAGACAGTTCTGTATTGAATGTGGTGGGTCTCAAATATGCTTATATAATAAACGAAAACAATACTGTAAAGAATGTCATGGTTCGGCTTTTTGTGAACATAGTAAAGAAAAACGGTTTTGTGTTGAATGTGGTGGTACTGGTATATGCGAACACGGAAAAATAAAACGCACCTGTCACGATTGTAAAGGTAATGGTATTTGTATTCACAATAAACAAACACGATATTGTTATGATTGTAAAGGTTCTAGTATTTGTACTCATAACAAACGAAAGGAATTATGTAAAGACTGTGGCGGTTCGGCTTTATGTAAATCTTCTTGGTGTTTAACAACCGGTATGAAGAAATATAATGGGTATTGTCTTTCTTGTTGTGTTCAAACGTGTCCAGATATACAAGTTTCACGTAATTATAAAACAAAAGAAAAAACAGTGGTAAATATTGTTATAGAAGCTTTTCCTCAATTCACGTGGATTGCTGACAGAAAAGTCGCGGACGGCTGTTCACAAAGACGTCCCGATTTACTTTTAGATATGGGTTCTCATATTATTATTGTTGAAGTAGATGAAAATAAACATAACGATTATGATTGTTCTTGTGAAAACAAACGTTTAATGGAGTTATCACAAGACTTACATCATCGCCCAATTGTATTTATACGGTTCAACCCAGATGGTTATATTAATGAACATGGAGTAACGATACGTTCTTGTTGGAGATTAAACCACGTAGGAGTATTGGTTTTATATAAAGAGTGTGAATGGCTAGAACGAACTAACGCATTGAAGCAACAAATTCAGTATTGGATAGATAATCCAAGTGACAAAATGGTAGAAATTATACAACTATTTTACTAATCCTTATTTAATTTAACACATATAACGTTTTCTATGTTTTTACAAAACCCAACTATTTTACTTTTTTATAATATATTTGAAACCATATATGATGTAGTATATTATACAACTTAACAAATTATAAAAATCATTAACACTGAAATCAGCAGATTAAACCGTTAAAGGGTTAATGATTTTACCAACGCAATATTAACCATTTTTTGTTATTAGTAACAGTAACGGTTTCAAACAGGTCGGTGTAATAGAGGTAAAGTACTAAAGGGTAAAATAGGCGTCCAAACATCTAAAAAACCATATAAAGAAATAGCACCCCCCATATACAAAACAACCTATATAAATGACATATAACTCTTCCAATTTAACCACTCAAAATACCCTTTTGTTTGAAAATCTAATGACGTTTTTTAAAGAAAACAGTAATTTACAAAAGATGTCAAACATAATTAATGGAAATTCGCGACTTTCATTACGAATTATTGACTGGTTTGTTACAAATTACGCAAAAAAAAACGACATTATATATCGTAACCCAACGTCCCAATCCAAATATAATCGCAGTTTTCGAGTATACAACGAATATAAACTAAAACTAAAGGCATATGGAAAAATCAAGTTTGACCCGTTTTGTCGATGGACCAGAATAACCATACCGTATGACAATGACCATTATATGGAAACCACAATTGGACAACTAAACTTTTTTAAATGGTCAATTGAAAACAGTATATTGGAATATATTGAAGATAATTATGACAAAATAGAATGTGATATGAATACACGAAATAGCACGTCTCGGCGAAAAAAACAATCAATATGCGAAGACGATTTCACCGTTTCTTCGTCTATTACTTTTACCCCCAGCGAAAAAACAACCACTCGTAAAAAACGCGAAGAGTTGTCTATTTCAGCGTGTAAATGTTTAAAAACAGAGACAACTGAAATCGTTTTACATTTTTAACATATCATTAACATACCATAATTAGTATATCTGTAAATGTAAAGAATCTATAAATATTATATATTCATAATATTTATATGTACAACTCTACTTTTGATACAAATCCGTTAAAAGAAACTGAGTCTTTAGAATTGGAACGGCGACTTTTAACCAGTGTAAATATTCAATTCGACTACTATTCAATCACTTGTCGTGATATTCAAAAAACGCCCAACGCAATACATTCTATATATCGCGGAAATGCTAACCGTCCAAATATCATATTGAATAATAATCAGTATTTTCCCACATATTACCAAACGACCGAATTATCAATATATAGTAATCTACACATTGGAACACATCAAGCAGAGTTAATTATTAAACATACACCTATATCGGGGTCTATAGTTCCTATATATGTTTGTTTCTTTCTTTATTCAGAGTCACCACCCTCTTCTGGTAGTCCCAAAAAGCCCGACCTTCAAGTTACCGCTACCAAACAAGAGCATTCTATAGTTAAATCAATAAACTCAATTGTCGAGTTTGCCGAACCGTTAGATATTGATATCTCCCCGTTATTAGCCCCGTCTGTTTTTACAAATGAAATAAACAAAGAAGTGCCTATTACTTGGCAAGTATATGAAACGGTAAATGGAAAGGGTAAATGTATGGTTGTGCTAATTGATAAACCGTTATATATTAACCAGACAGTAATAAACCAAATACCGAAGAACACAATTCTTCCCTTTAAAGTGTCCACTATAGTTACAAAACCGAGCCAGTCAATTGAAACATTTGTAACTGTTACTGGAACTGATAATACAAAAAATGGTTTCGCTCTATCTAAAGAAACAGACAATGTAATGACGTGTGATATGATACCAGACGGTGAATACGGAGATATAAATGTGGTTCAAATGCCCTTACAAGTAGGTAAAGATAAAACAGATAGTTTATATATTTTAACTATAATAATTTATATTTGTGTTAGTATAACAATTTTTGCGATTGAGTTTGCAGGAAGTCCTTTAATATTTAATATTATAATTAAAAAAATAGCAAATATTAACGATAATAATATAAGTAACAATAATTTCATAATTTTATTACTTTTGGCTGGTTGGTTTTCAATTTTTACTATTATAACAATTATTTGTATATTGGTGGGTGTTTTAGGAAAATCAACAAACATACTATTAGTAGCGATAGGGGTGTTTTTTGGATTTTCTACTTTAATTACTACAACTGGAATATGTGTTTTGTCCTCATATGTAAATAACAATCAAATATTTGATTACATAAAAGAAAAAATTAAATTCACTAGTAAACCAGAAAACGGTTAATTAACACTTTTTTAATTTATTACAAAAGTATTTTTAATGACCCCCCATCCTATATGGTTTTAACCCTTTAATGTTTTCCATGTTTTTACAAAAATTCAAATATTTTACTTTTTATAATATATTTGAAATCATATATAGTGTAGTATATCATACAACTTATATAAATTATAAAAATCATTAACCTTGAAATACGCACGTTAAATCGTTAAAGGGTTAAATATTTTATAAAAGGTAAAATATTTAGATTTTGTAAAAACACGAAAAACGTTAAAAAGTTAACAACAGTCAAGTATTACATAGTTAATTGAGTAGCGTTATGTATGTTTTCGCTCACTGGTTGAAACGCACCGCCTATAATTTTGCCTTTTTCATTTGCCACACGTCCATCAATAAAATTACTTTCACCAATAGGGGACATTTTATGAACAATAGTCTCTTCCAGTGTTTTTTCTGGCGGGGGGTTCATTTTACGCATTTTCTCGTCTTTTATAACTTGAGTCGGGGTATATTCAATATAGGCTGTTTTACCAGTTACATGTGAGCTTCTTCTCAATAATTCATACGCAACAAAAATATACAATACACCTAATATAGGGTTAACGTACGCAAAAAGGGCGACTGTAATTAAAAAAAGTCCAATGATTCCTAAAGGGGTTTCAATAAAATTAGCGATAGGTGCGGGAACATTAACAGGCAAAACCAAATACAAAATAAAAGAAACTAATAAAACGTATTCAAAAGGTGAATTAAAATATTTCATTTTATATAAGAATATATAAGATTATATAAAATCAAAAGAACTTATAAAAATACGCATTTTCTTTTCTGTTGTACCTTCTTTGTTAACCCTTTAACTTTTCAGTATTTTACACCCCTTATATTTTATAAAATGTAAAATATTTAAACCCATTTATGGTAATAAATGTATATATGGGTATATTTAAATTACCCGCCACTCCTTCGGTAAAATATAAAGACATCATCCTTGTACCATTAATAGTGCTAATAACGTTAAATGAATTATTGAAATAATTAATATGTCAAAGAAAGCAATATTTAAGTCAACGGCTAAAAATACTACCACTATACAAAAACCAGCATTAACAAGTGAATTAAAAGCAATCGTCACACAACATTCATATTTGGGTCAAAAAGGCTATACAATTCCCAAGTCCATTATTCCAACAGAAGAATTAAGTATATTATACGACGAACTCCGTTTAATACCCGCGAATGAAACACCTAATACAGGGGTCCCGCCCCCACCGCCCATTTTAGTTTTTAAAGAAAATTCTAAAAAAATCTATATACCGCGTTTTTATGGTATAAAGCGATACGGCCTTCCTGTAAAAAGTGAAATTGGTGGTCAAGTTGAAACAATCAATATATCGTTTATAAAATCATTGCGCGATTACCAGGAAACCGCTGTAAGTACCTATATTAATAAAGTAAAGACCCCCATTTGTGCGGAAACACCTTCTACACAAGAAGGCGGAGGTGGTATATTGTCGCTTTATACCGGTGCCGGAAAAACCGTCTGTGCCATAAAAATAATTTCTATTATTCAAAGAAAAACGCTTATAATTGTTCATAAAGAGTTTCTTATGAATCAATGGATCGAAAGAATCCGCGAGTTTACCCCCGACGCGCGTATAGGTCGTATTCAAGGACAAATATTCGATATTGATGGTAAAGATATAGTATTGGCAATGATGCAGACACTTTATAACGAAGAAAAAACATTTAACCTTTCTTCGTTTGGTCTTTGTATAGTTGACGAAGTTCATCGTATAGGAAGTTCCCAGTTTCATAAATGTCTTTTTCAAATACAAACCCCGTTTTGGCTAGGTATTTCAGCAACAGTAAAGCGCAAAGACCAAATGGAAAAATTAATATACATGTTTATGGGAGATATAGTATATTCAATTGAACGTAAAGGTGACGATTTCGTCAGTGTGCGTGGTATTGATTATACGTCAAATGACAACGAATATAATGAAGTGGTGACAAATTATCGAGGAGAAATAGCCTATTCCACGATGATTTCAAAAATATGCGGGTATGAACCAAGATGCGACTTTATTATACGAGTTATAGAAAATCTTATTGCCGAAAACGGGAAATCCCAAATATTATTATTGAGCCATATTCGCTTAATGTTAGAATATATTTTTCAAAAATTGGTGGAAAAGGGGGTTTCAACCGGGTTTTATGTAGGTGGAATGAAGCAGTGCGACTTAGACGATACCGCAAATACGAAACAAGTTGTATTATCAACATATATGATGAGTAGCGAGGCGTTAGATATACCAACCCTTTCAACGTTGGTTTTATCTTCTCCTAAAACGGATATAATACAGTGCGTTGGGCGTATTTTGCGTAAAAAACACGATACGCCTATAATAGTTGATATAGTCGATTCTCATACAACATTTCAAAACCAATGGACGAAACGAAAAGCATACTATAAAAAATGTAATTATAAAATACAGAAAACTAAAATGGAACAGTATTTAACGGTTGAAAACGCAATGTTACATACGAATAATGAGAAACAACCCGCGTCAAAAATATGGAAAACATTATATAGACCTAGTTTTTTAGAAACAAACGCGGAAAACAAAACCACCGATGACGAAGAAACCTTAAAAAGCAATACTATAATGGATATACCAGTAGGTGTTTGTTTATTAACCCTTTAACTTGTTGATTTTAATGGGGGGAGGGGTAGTATAACGTGAAAAGCGATAAAGTGATTCTTAATATGGTTTCAAATATTCTATAGAAAGCAAAAAACGAAAAAAATTAAAACCAACGAACCCGGTTTTTACAAACAGAACACGTTTTTACCGATTTTCGAGGAAACCTGTGTTTACGCTTTTTAAACCGTTTCTCTTTGCTATTTACTTCGCGTTTTTTTGTTTGACGACGTCGCCCCCCTCCGGTTGATAATGACATAAGATTAGGCGAGTAATTTGTTGAAACTGACCCACCCCCGCTTTCATATAACGCGCTGTTCCCCCCAACTCCGCTAGGATAGGGGGATGACATTACTCCGCCGTCTATTGTACTATATGGTTGGTTAAAAGACGTTCCGTTTCCGCTTGACATAGTATATATTATTATATTATTATATTACAACCCTTGGTTTATACACTGAAGGGAGGAGTATCCATAAAAATAAACCACCCAAAAAATTGATTAAAATAAACCAACTAAATAATTGTATAAATATATATTATTTAATACAATTAACTTTATTAACATGTCATATACTGCTATTTCAATTACTGGCGTTGTTCAAGATGAAGAAAATAGCATATTGCGGTTTACTCTTTCGAATCTTAATGTTAGTTTTGCGAATGCTTTACGCCGAATTATTTTATCTGAAATACCGATAAATGTAATTCGAACCGAAAATAAGGAAATTAATCAATGCCATATAAAAGCTAATACAGGTCGTCTTCATAACGAAATTGTCAAACAACGATTAAGTTGCATTCCTATTCATTTAACCGATTTAGAACTTTTACCTGAAAAATACGAGTTAGAGGTTAATGTTGAAAACACAACCGAAAATATAGTGTTTATTACAACCGCCGATTTTCGTATTCGAAACAAAACAAACGGCAACTATTTAACGAAAGAACAGACACGCGAAATATTTCCACCAAATCGTAAAACAAACCAATATATAGATTTCTTAAGGCTAAGGCCAAAAATAGGGGACAATATTCCTGGCGAAAAATTGGAACTAATTGCCGATTTTTCGGTAAGCAATGCACGTGAAAATTCTATGTTTAACGTGGTTTCTATATGTTCGTATTCAAATACACCAGATTTGGAAAAAATAAACGAAAAATGGGAGGAGTATAAGGCGGATTTAACTGAAACTGGCGAAGACATCGAGTTTCATCGTCGTAATTTCCATATATTAGATGCTCAACGTTATTTTGTGGCGAATAGCTTCGACTATATTATTCAAACGATAGGTATTTATTCAAATATTGATATTGTAAAAAAAGGATGTGAAATTTTAATGGCAAAGTTTAAACAGTTAACGGATGAAATTGATGCGAATACTCTTATGGTTGTAAGTACAAACACTACCCTTGAAAATTGTGTAGATGTTATATTAGAAAACGAAGACTATACTGTTGGTAAGGCATTAGAGTTTATTCTGTATGATAAATATTACGTTAATGAAAAAAGGCTAGTATATTGCGGGTTTAAAAAATTTCATCCACATGATACAAAAAGCGTTATACGTTTGGCGTTTACCATACCGACGGAAAGAAATGATATATTAGGTGTATTAAAAGACTCGGTAATGGAATGTTATAAAGCGTTTAGTGCTATTAACGAATTGTTTTAAATACAGGATATAAGAACCTACGGTTTCCTCATACGCCCCTCCCTTTTCTATGAAAACCTTGTAAATAACATATTCACAATTTTTTAGTGTTTTATACATACCCAAATATTTTACATTTTATAAAATATTTGAAACAGTGTTTCGTGTTGTAAATGTAGTAAAGGGAGGGGGGCGTACGGGAAACCGTAGATTCCTGTATCCTGTAAAATTGATTTAAAGATATCTTATTATATAGAGTTAGCAATATACATATTACATCAATAATCCATCCAAATGGATAAAGAAATTACTACATACACAGACCAATATTTTGTTAAATTTAAAACAGATATTCAAAAAAAAGCAATTGAGCTTTCTTTTAACGAAAAGGATAAATTAAACGAGCTACTGGAGTTTATATTTGAGTATGAAAAAATCAACTTTAGCAAAGATATGTTTATTAAAAAAAAGCAACAAAAAACCCAAGAAGTAGAACCGGTAGTTTTTCCAGATGAAGAACGTTGTATTGCCGACAGAAGACAAGGCGACCGTTGTACTCGCAAACGAGTAAAAGGTAATCTATATTGTGGAACACATTATGTAAAATATGGTCAATTAACAACTACTGAACAACCTGCAAAAAATAACAAAGAAGAAGAAAAAAAAACCCAATCAAATACAAAAGAAAAAAAAACAAACCACATCGAGGTTATCGCCCACGAAATACAAGGTATTATTTATTATATTGATAAAGAACTAAATGTATATAACACGGAAGATATATTTAAAAACATAGATAATCCTCAAATTATAGCAAAGGCTGTACAATTAAGCCATAATGTGTTTTCTATTCCTTCGTTAGGATTGTAAATATAACTGTCTATTTTACATTTCTGTGTTTATAAGGTTTGTTAGTCTTGCGTTTTGTTTTTATTATTTTACCGCTTATGTTGTTTTTTCTTTGAATACTCTTCTAGTTTCTTAACCCTTTAACGATTTAACCTGCGGATTTCAAGGTTAATTATTTTTATAATTTGTATAAGTTATATGATATACTACACCATATATGGTGTCAAATATATTATAAAAAATAAAATATTTGAATTTTGTAAAAACATGGAAAACGTTAAATGGTTAACGCCCATATATGGGTGATTTAGTAATTTTACACCATTTATTGTAATAAAAATAAGGCTAGAACGGCTATTATAATACTTTACGAACGATACGTTCTTTAACGATTTCTGTACGATTTTCCATTAAAAAAGAAGTTACTTCATTCGCTTTGTCTTTATCATTTTTATAAAACTCGTTTAGTAAGTGAAACAGCGATTTTTTCGACAATGGCTTTTTGACGTTCGTTTTTTTGTACAATATAGAACCGTCATTAATGTCAAAACAGTCCAAACTATTAGAACGCATTATTTCAATTAACCGTGTTGTTAATGCCTTATTTGCGTTTTTACGCGCAATCTCCTGTTCTTTAAGTTTTCGTATTTCATTATCGTTTTTAACCCAGTCGCGAATAATAGATACTAGTATTTCTTTATTAATGGATTTTGAAGAATTCTGTGTGTCGTCTTTCACATCCATAGTAGACGTTGATATATCGGACATATTATCTTCATTCATTAGTATAAATTTAAATATTATATATTATTTATATACCTTTTATAGGAAATGAATTTATTATTTAATAACTTACAACGATCACATCCACAAAAAACGCACGTTACTACCACTAACGAAATTAAAAAATCGACGACCCGTGTCTTTAGACCGTTTACGTTTGAATATGTTACTGGAATAGTACCGTCTCCATCCACAGTACCTATTCCACCCCCAACAAATACTATTAATTCTAAAGAACCCCCTAAAACAGAGAATACTATGACATGGGGAAAACCAACCTGGTTTTTATTCCATACTCTTGCGGAAAAGGTCATCGATTCCCGTTTTTTAGAAATACGGGCGGGATTGTTAGACTCTATATACTCAATTTGCTTAAATTTGCCTTGTCCAAAATGCGCCGAACACGCAATGACTCATTTAAATTCTATTAACTTTAATACTATTCGAACGAAAGAAGACATTAAATTGCTTTTATTCGATTTTCATAATCTCGTAAATTCGCGTAAAGGACAACCTATATTTAAATATGAAGACCTGGAAAAATACAAAACAGCAATTACAAAAAATATTATATATAATTTTTTAATTGAATATAATAAAAAGTCGAAGAATATTCGATATTTAGCAGATGATTTACACCGCGAAAGAGTGGCGTTTTCATTAAAAAAATGGTTTACTGAAAATTATCAGTTCTTTGAAGACTAACCCAGCGTTATACTATAATCTAGGCCTGCATCGAAAGGTTGTCCGTGAAGGTCTAGAACAAGTATTACCATTTCCAGAAATAATATATTGTAGGCTTGGAACTCCTACAGAAGTTATCATTACAGCCCATGCTACCCCGCCCACACCCCCAATAACAAACCCCGCTAAAAGGTAAGTAAATAGGTATATGTTATAGCTACTATTACTATTGTTACCGTCTATACATTTATTAATACTAAGCCATATAAATTCTATTATAATTAACAAAGGAAATATAACTAGTACGGGTATGTTTTGTAGTAGTGCTTGGTTTATTTTTTCTTGTGTATAGTCCTTCGTATTTAAAATACCTACTGTTGTTGATTTTGGGTTTGCTAAATTCAATATGAATATTAGCAAATAAAAAAACGTAAAACTATAAACTACCAAATTTAATGGTATCTTTGAATAATATTCTCCGTTTTCACCGAGTGTAATTGTTCTACATTTGTAATTTGGTGTGTGGACGGGAGCGGTAGTGCTAATGTCATTAACATCGCTACTACTTTTAAAAAACATATTTAATACATTACTTAAAAATATTGTTAAAACACACGTTAACATAAGGCCACATAAATAAAGAACACCCCGTAAGTCCCACATTAATAGTGATTGTAAGATAAAAAACGAAACGATTATAATAGGTGCTAATCTAAATATAAGATATGGTAATTCTACTATATTCAACGCCATTTTATATATAATCTTTATTATTTTACTTTCCCCTGTGCTACCACTAAACAACCCGGGTTAAATATCTTATATTAGCAAGTGTTTAGTTGAGTAATTCCACTCCATTCTATATTATTTAATTTTGCCCACTTCTTTTTTGCACAATCCGCAGATAAACCAAATGTTCCCCATTGTGGGTCAAATGGGTTTATAGTTGTTGAATTTTTCCCACCATATGTAAAAAAAGGGGCGGTATTCATAGGGAAACTTTTTATTGAAACTCCATCTGAAGAAGCAGGATAAAATCCGCTAGTTGTTTGTGAAAAGTCGTATACAGTACCTGAACTGTTCATTATAAATTTCCCAGTATTAGACTTTTCTACACCATTTCCTACACCTCTATCACTTGAAATATAGGTTCCATTATTTAACCCGTTGTAGTGACAATAACTCCCATCCGGAATCCATAGGTCAGGACATTGCGACGTATTAGGCGGGAACGTCTGTGTTTTGTTTCCGTTCTGTATCATTAGTCCAATAAATGTTAACGCCAATATTAAAATAATAACTGCTAATACACTAACAACAATGTAAAAAAACTCCATTAATATATAATATTTATTATATTATATGTCATTATTTGGAACACCAGTCGATTATTATAACAAGCAACCAATACTTACAACAGAGAATATTAAGTATAATGGACGAGTTAATATTTTAGAGCCGGAAGATAAAAATGTCCGGTTTAAAATGTTTGAAAAAATCACTGTAAAAAACAAAGCAACCGAATATAGGGAGTCTTTAATAAATGTATGGGAAAATAACGTTCTAGCACAGGTTTTTTTTTCCGGTGAAAATATACAAATCATACAAAACGCAATACGTAAAGGAGTATATGATATGTCTAAAGGCAAATACAACGTCCCAAATCAAAACATAGATGCACTAAAAATAATTATGCGGTCGACTTATTTAACTTATGCTGAACATCACCCCGATAAAATTACCGAACAAGTTGAACGACTAAACAGTCTGGTTTTAGACTATTGTGTCCCGTTTGTTTTTAATGAAACTAAATTTTATATGAAGTATTTAGAAGACCAGTCCACAATTGCTGTCCCATTTGATAAAAGCAATAAGAATGATCGTGTATATAAACAACTCGAACCGAAGTTTTGGTTCTAACTCCGGGAAATCCGGGAAACCTACGGTTTCCCCGGACGCCCCTTCCCTTAGTATCAGTACCTTTACCCCACCTTATTTAACATTTTTCGTGTGTTCAGTGTTTTTACGTTATATATGGCCTTACATAAATCAAAACTCATTTACTAACAAACCCGTCGGTATTTTACAAAATCCAAATATTATTTATTTTATAAAATATTTAAAACCGTGTATGGTTATATTTAACTTTTTAACGATTTTACCGACGGATTTGGTGGTAAACGAATTTTGATTTATGTAAAGCCACGTATATGGTTATTACCATAAATAGTTACAAAATTATTATTAAAAATAAAATATTTGTCTTTTGTAAAAATGATAGAAACGTTAAAAAGTTGATACTATTAAATAGTTGTTGTAAACCCCAAAAAATTGATTTACTTTTTTATAAATACTAAAGTAGCACTATTATACTTTTAACAACTTATAACTATGAGTGATAAGAAAATATTGAAGCAAAGGGTTATGAATTTCTTCTTTAAGAAAGAAGAAGGTAGGTGTTTAAGCAATTTTTGGAAATGTGTTGTTAGAATAGAAGATGGAGAAGAAGTAAGAGAGTATGATAGTGGAGAAAGTTGTTTTCATGGTGAAAAGTTCGTTAGGGTAGGTAAGTTATGTAATGATGAAAAAAGAAGAAATGACTTGTTGGAGTATGGTTGTAGGTTTTTGAGAGGAGTGTGTGAAAAAGATGGAGGATTAATAAAGAAAATGGGAAGAAAGTTTAATTTAAGTAATGAAGAATTGAACTTATGGTATACGTTGAGTGAAAATGTACAAATTGAAATATGTAAATATAAGTATGAAAACTATGAAGAAGTAAAAGATGAATTATTTAAAAGTAAAGGTAAGGTATTAGTTCATCCTGCTATGAGGTGTAATGAAGAAAAAGTAAAAAGCAAAATATGGGAGGGAAAAGGGATAGTAGTAGATGGAAATGTAAAGGTAATAGGTGGTAATATGTTGGGAAACTTGTGGATGAAGATTAGAGATGAAAATTAAAATATTATTGTAGTATAAAAATTGTATATGTTGTATATATTTTTTCTTTCGAATATTATCATACAAATGTTCGTTTTCAGTGGTTTTACAAAATCCAAATATTTTACTCTTTATAAAATATTTGAAACCAGTTATAATATATATATAGTTATATTTAAATAAAAATTCATTGGTAAAGGATTAAATAATTTTTAACAGTTTCGGTGTTTTTACAGAACAGTGGTACTAACCCTTTAACATTTTCCATGTTTTACAAAAAATCAAATATTTTACTTTTTATAATATATTTAAAACCATATATGGTGTAGTATATAATACAACTTATAAAAATCATAAAAATCATTAACCCTGAAATTCGCAGGTTAACTCGTTAAAGGGTTAAATGTATAAATCGCTATAAAATAAAAAACAGTAACCTAAACTATACAACACATCAACAAAGACAAGAATAACAATACCAATTAAGAAGAGAAGAAAGGACTAAATACCGTAAGTTTTTTAAATTTATATATCTTCACTTGGTTGTAAATAACGCATAATATATTTATACTCTGTAATTAAATCAATATTTAATGTATCCCTATTATTTTCATATGAAATGATTGGTGATTGATTTCGTATACCACTGTATACGTTATATTTTGCTAAATCTATTAAATTTGTATAGTATATAAGTCTATTAATTCTATCTAAAATCTCACCTGTCCAATTTAATTCCTCATTTGTAGGTGTAGTACTATCGTTTCTTTTACGCATAAATATAAATTGTGCCACTGCTATAACTCTACCATATCCTTTATCTTTTGGAGTTTTATTTTTGACAAACCAGAGTTTGTCATTTTTTTTAATATCCTTTTCAATTAATTTACAATAATTTGGTATCCCCCATATTCCTTGGGAAGAGCTATTTTCAAAGTTAATGCCATCGCCAACACGAATAAACCAGTTTTTGCTTGATGATTCCATCGTAATAGTTTAATGTTAATTCAAACGTTTTAATTATTGTCTATTTCATAGTATGTATAATATACATTCTTCATCAATCAATTTTTCAACAAATCGAATTATACGTCAAAACGAAGTACTTTTGGTTCTTCTACTACATAAATAAAATTATCTATATTATATTCTCGTTGTATTAAAGAAAAACTCGGGGCAACCGTTTCCGCTTCCCCTACCACCTTTTCAAATAAATCGCGATTTACATACATTGTTTCATACTTTGCGTTTCTTAAAGCAACCACCGCCGGTATCAAATCCTTTTGTTGAATTTCAATAACCTCTCTTAATAAGTCGTTGTTAGTAGGAGTTTTTCGGTATTCGTCCATTCGTTCATCGATGTCTGCCAAAATAGAATATATACGTTCATTTTTCAGCCGTAACATTTCCATCTTTGCCGGATTTTCATATATTTTTTTATATTCATCATTTAATATCGCAAACCCGTCGTTATAATCGGTATATTTCTTTAACGCACGTTCAAACAAAACAGTCGCCTTTTTGTCTGTCAAATAATTAAACAACACGTCCATCTTTTGTTTAATTATCTCTTCCATTCCCTTCTTTGTGTATTCTTTGAAATAATGCATATCATCAAAGAAGTTATACGAGACTCCATTAAATATACGTATATTTAGCCGACAAGGGTTACGCCCTACATCGCCACATATTGCTATATAATGATTGTTTTTTTTCTTAAAAATAGTTCCCACGCTTCTTTTACAAACTATACAATTGCCTTTTACGGAAGACAATAAGAAACGGCGTTTCTTTTTATCGTAGTACGTCTGATTTTTAATCTTGGCAATCTTCGTTTTTAACTTTTTCTCATATTCACTTTTCATTTTAAAATACTGTGTAATTGCTTCTTTGTAATTAATGGCATCGTTACCCGCGGTTGTATTAATGTCGTCACCACCCGGTTTGGTTGGTTCAAAAAAGTCCAGTTCGTCCAAATCCACCTCCTTAATATCGGCCACTTTGGTCGTAGGTTGCTGTTTCTTATTGACTACTCCGTGGTCATCATATACAGCTAAATTAGGTATAATATCAAATACTTCGACCTTTTTCAATGGATTGTTATAATAAGAAACGTGTTTTAAAGAAGATGGTATATTCAATATACTAACTATTTTATTGTTGTTTATGTAAAGATGAGTAAGTTCTGTAGCCCCCTCTAAATCCAAATACCGTATTTCATTGTAGGAACAGTTCAAGTATTTTAGTCCCGCCGGTAAGTTTCTCAATTCTTGTAGTTGATTATTGGATATACTTAACTTCTTTAAATTCGGTACTTGTGTAAAATCTATGTCTGTAACTTCGTTTCTCTCAATATCTAGCTCTTTCAAGCTCGCCGGAAGTGACGAAACTGAATTTAACCGATTACCCTGACATTTTAATATTTCAATCGTTTCGGGAATATTTAATATTTCGGTTAATCCTCCAGTGGGGGGTGTTCCTGCGTCCTTAAACCGAATTTCTTTGACACGGTCGTATCCTTCCGTTTTTAAAATAGACAAGTCCAAACGTCCATTCAATACTACGTTTATTTGTATTGTCGTTGTAAATTTAGGAATTGGTGGAGTAACAGAAACTATATCTCCTTTACGGTTTCTTACCGTTTTTTCTCCTAATTGTTCTTTAAAAACCGCATTTGCTGTATTAATATCAATATTACTACGTTCTTCTGTATCCATTGTTATATTTTATAATATATTTATTTTGTTATAACGTTATTTTATACATTTCCATTAAATGAATAATACCCCGAGATTAATTGAAAATAGTGTTAAAAATTATCTATATTATTCTCTTCAAAAATGTCACGAAAATAGAGTAAAAATATATTCAGTGGCATTGAATATTATTGTATTTATTGGGTTTGTGGTTGTATTTGGAACAACATTATACTTTTGTTGGAAAAGAAAACCGAATAAAATAGATTTAGAAAGAAAACGTGTCAAAGAACAAGAGTTAGTGCTGGAAAAAATACGGTATTTTCAACAAGTAAAACAACATCAGAAGGAAACGATGAATAGTTTAACGAATTTGCCGATGACGAGTAATTTGGCGGAATCGTTGCGTGAATTTGGAATATAACCTCACCGTTCGCATTCACCCCTTCCTTTCAGCACCCCGTCCATCCACCTGCCGTTTAGTATTAAAGATAGGTATGTTTCCTGTATATGATATATAATATGGAGGTATCCACAACTGAATCGAATTTATATAATATTATTCAACCAATACCGACTATTTTAATATGGGGGGGTGTTTTTGCCATATTTACTTTAATTACTACACAATTTGTTGGTTTATCTAAATATACTATTTTATTTGGTATTTTTGCATTAGTATTTGGCTGTTTGTTTCTATATATTGTATTTTGGATTTATTGCTTTTGTTTAGGTGGTCAAAATGTATCTACCGCATGTAAACTTACCGCAATTATAATATCTTTTACATTAGTACCTACTTGTTTGCTTTTGCTTAACAACCAGTTTGTAAACGTTTTTGCCAATTCTATAGGTTACCTTTATTACTCTTCTAGCGTAAAAGAAATATTTTCATTTGCCAATGGTGAACTAAATGACACTGATAAGTTTACCCCATCTACGTCTGTATTACTAACTCTGTTTAATAATGTAGAAAATTTAAATAATGATATTCTAAAATTTAACGAAAGTTATAGTAAGGATGAACCCTTTAAACTTAAAGATATACCTACGACTAGTAATGATGATAAATATAAGAATTTGAAGAATATTGTTTCTGGTAAAAATATTATAGGTATATTATGCTGGTTTTATATTGCTACTGTTTTTACATCTATTATTAGTATAAAATATTTATCAACTATATAAAATGGATTTTCAAAGAATATTACAAATACATAAGGTATCTTTTAGTATATTACTATTTGTCATTTTTCTTTCGATAATACATATTACACGACCTGCTATTATTTACAACAAAGACGGGAGTTTTAAGCAATTTGGAATAGGGTATATGAATAAAACAGTGATTCCTATATGGCTGGTTTGTGTAATTTTAGGTATTTTTTCTTACTTGGCGGTGTGCTGGGGGGCGAGGGTGGAGTTTTAACCCGCCGTTTTTTCGTGTAATTTCTTTATTACGCTAATACACACCTTTACGTTTTTAACGTGTTTTATAAGTCCAAATATTTTATAAAAAGTAAAATATTTGAAATCATATATGGTATATAAATATTTACGTGTTAAAGCGTCTATTCTAATAATCAACACAATTTTTAATCTTCACCAAAATCACGATCCGCATCATCCTCCCCATAATAATTACCGTCCATATAATCCTCCCCCAAATTTCGTATGTCCCATTCTTCTTTCTCGTATTCGTCGTCTGCTAATTGTTTTTCACTAATCTCTAAATCATTTACATCCACCGTTTTTTCCATCGGTTGAATTACATAATCATTTAACGCACCTGTTCCAGCACCCTCTCCCGCCAACAAACCAACTATATCATTGTGTTCTTTGTCATATATACCTTTATCATACTCAAATACTCCTTTTTGCATTCCCAAGTTCCAACGCCCCATTTTCATTTTCTTTAATGTATACTCCAGCTTTCTTTCATCATCTAACATATTTTTAAAATAATCAGTAATTGTCTTTTTTTCATCCAACCGTGTTCTTATAACGCGTTCACTAACAGTTTTATAGGATTTATTTATTGCCGTTTTCGTTTCTTTTTCAATCGACAAGAACGATACCATCATTTCCACCGTCTTTTTCTTTATATTTTCCAACTCACCTACTCGCAACTGTATGCCGTGTAATCGTTCAGTCTCGTCTTCTGCGATTTCTCCAACCATTCTATTATCCACATCCGCGCCTTTTGTTTCTTCCGTTAAATCCCCATTTCTTTTAATACTTTCCCTCTTTTTATTACGAATATTGACAGCATCCATCTTTACCACATCGGGGTCGTTACTTTTTTGTAAATATTCATATAAAACTGAATTAAACAAGTATTTAAATAGCAAATATATGGCGTCTTTGTCAAAGACGGAGTAAAACGCGTATTCTTTAATAGCACCCTTTTCGTCCACCCCTGCTTTTCTTAACGGATTAATAACTGGTATATGATTAATAAACCCTATTAATACCTTCAACGATTCCATTGTTTGATACAATAACTCGCTTATAGAATTATCCCCCATAAATTTTAATAAAGGAACGTAATACGACTCTATAAATTTGTCAACATCTCCACGATGGAGTATCGATAAATCCCAGTGAGTTGGGACGGTTTTAAAGATCGGTTTGTTTTCTCGTATCATCGTAGGAAATACTATCGACAAATTGTATATTACGTTTTTAGTAAACCTTACCATAGTTGCCATTTTTTCATTTGTGTCGTCTTCCCATACCGCAAATTCGTGTATAAACATCTTCGCGTCTTCTATACGTCGTAAATCAATACTCCCACGGTATTCGTCAAAGAAATTATATATAGATTCGGTCATTTTACCGTTTGAATATATTAAATAGTTCTTTAACGCCCCCAATTCTTCGCTATCGGTATGTGTCATTGTAGTTGGGCGATAGCTTGTAAGAACCGCACGAAGGTGTTTTTTAAGCGGGTCTTCAATAACCCCCGTAACCGTTTTAGCATCGTCCAAATAATTTATATATTCAACTATTGCTTCAACATTCGGTACTTGAACGGGGACGGGGACGGTGGTCGAAACATTGGCACTTTCAACTACGTTACGGGCATTAACCAATCGTAATAGTCGGTCAATGTCGGGTATTGCGTAATTTTTTCCGTTTTCTTTTAAATACTTGATTTTTTCTAATATTGACCAAGTAGGATGGTAATCCGGCGTCGGTTTGCTCGATACCAGGGGTTTTAAATAATCCGGTATAGGTATCGTCTCGTTGTCGAATTTACAGTAATGAATAAAAGACTGATATATGTTTTCGATTGAATGGCCCGAAACAGGTATAGTTGTTGATTTACGTGCAGTTTCAACGGTGTGAACAAATATATTGGCTAATGATAGTGCATCATTTAAACCGATTGAAGTTGTTAATCTCAATACAATTTCTATATATCTATTAATATCAGTTTCTTTATTGGCAAAGTAACCCAGTACTGTTTGATTCGGTTTCTTTTCATTCCCACCCACTTGTGTTAAGGGTAGTTCGTTACAACAAGAATTTTGTAAAAAGGGGACAGAATTAACTGTATTTAATAATGGATTATTTTTCTTTACAATATTATTAATATATTCTATAATCGCAAATGTATATTCAATGATTTTCGTTTTTACTAACCCGAGCTCTTGCCATTGTATAGTTTCGCCTTTGGTTAATGAACGTTTAAACCCCTGAAAGAAATTATCAGTAAGGGGAGAACCGGTTAATTTATCAGCGATTTTATAGTGGATCAGTGGCGGTAAAAACGTCGTCCATTTTTGAATAGTATGCGATTTTGGTATTTTTCCTTCCCCGCCAATTCCAATACCGGGATTTAAAATTAAAAACTCGCGTTTCTTTAAAAACATTGTTAATACGTCCTCTCTTTGAATTACGTGTTTCGATATAGATTTTATCATAGCATCTATAAAAGTTTGAACGGGGTTTTTAATAGACTGTATTGCCGACCATACTCCTATCGAACTTTTCGATATATTTAACACACATGCCAAGTAACGCAATCCGTCCGTGTTTCCGTCTTCCCCTCCTTCTAATGGAAATCCCGCAAAAGACAAGACGCAACCAGGAACGGTATTTTCCTGCTGAAAAGGTGGAATGGCTGACTGTATCACAACCAGTGTAACAAACGCAACTATTAATATAATGTTTTGATTTCGATATTGAATGTACGGTTTCGGTTTTTCTACTTTTTTCATTTTTTCAATGTATTTCTTTTCATTCACAACCACTACATTGACGGTTTCGCTTGAAATACGTATTACATCGTCTTCAATTCCATCGGGTGAAATACCAATATTTCTACA